ATTTCGCCATCTTTATCTTCTCCCTCTCCCAAGTATTCAATATCATCACAACGATTTTCACGCAACCACGCTTGCAGTCTGTGGTGCATTAGATCCGCCTTGCCTATCGACATTTTTTCCATTTCCTTCTCCGTATAGTGAGATAATATCATTCCCAGTTAGATAGTAAGCGCCAGGATGTGTGACTGATATTGCAGCAGCTCTATTTGCTAAATCAATAGACTTCCGTATATCCTTTGTTCTTAAAAATTCATAGACTAGAGCTGCCATAAAGGTATCTCCAGCACCACATACATCAAAAACTTTGACTACCTGTGGGAGAAATTTTAAACCAGCCCATAATGCACCATCATTTCCAAGAGTGACAATAAGATGAGTGTCATTAGGTAAATGGTCTTTGTCAAGGTCATTATATTCTTTCTTGTTTATTTTCCAGAATACATTATCTTTATGAAAAAGTCTACGCTTCTTAGTGTCTACGAACACTGGTCTGTTAAAATTATGACATAGATTCCATAAATCATCTTCATTAAGGTATCCTTTGTCATAATCTGAAATAACAATTGCATCAGGATCCATGTGCAACATTGCCATTTTCAATTCAGCATTTGCGATTCTACCCACCTTTGGAGTTTCATCTAAACGCAAGAACTGATAACCACTGGTAGTATCTATGAATCTTGTTTTAGTTATCTGTTCCCTCTGCGAAAGTAGAACAGTATTAACACCAAATGCCTTGAGATTCAATTCAGTGTTTGCAGCCATACCTGGCCTCTCTTCTATTCTAGTTTGATCTAAAACAGGGACAGGTTGTTCTGGACTCAACCTAGTAGTTTTGCCAAAGACATACTTGTCTGTACACTTATCACCTATAACAATTACATTAGCCACGAATCTTCTTTATGGTATCGGTTGTTGAATAATTTAGACGAGGTAAGAACCTTACTTCTTTGGCAAATTTTCTGCCAACTACATCTCCACCTTTCCAGTCATCTCCTAACAATAGTATATCAGGAGAGTATAATTTTATCAACCCCTCTAATTCTTTCCTATCGTTAAAGTAAAAAACTTCATCGATATATTTTATCGCTTGTAACATCGAAACTCTGTCACAAAGGTTATTGATGGGCTTAGTTTCACCCTTATCTTGACGTATCTTCTCATCGGTATCTGTTGCTACTATTAGTTTATCTCCTAGAGATTTTCCAACTTTAAATAATTCTATATGGCCTGGGTGTAGAATATCGAATGTTCCATTACACCATACTATTCTATTCATAATGTATCTATGGTCTCACTAAGATAAAGTGTTTGAATAACAGAGTCTGCTTGATTTTTAGGCAGAGTGTTCTCAATATAATTTGTTAATCTAGGTATGACAGATTGATCTGTTTTCCAATACTCTTTAGGATTGATATCATTTGTCATTAACTGTAGTAACCATACTTGCCAGTTAGTACCATCAAAGAATGAACCCAACTTTCCTGTTTGAGGAGTTTTTACATTGGGATCTTGAATATATTCCTCTATTATTTTTTGCATTGGTGATTTCTGATATTTAGATCTAACATAATCCCAAAACTTGCCTTCCCTTCTACAGTAGGAATAGTGCATATTTACATAATCCACTGCACTCTCATAACTACACTTCATTTTAGCATCATAGAGAGGTGATTCTACTCTACTATTAAAGTAACCACCATAAAGACTTTCATCCAAATATTCAACACCTCTAATCATCAGTGCAAGTCCTGTACTTTCTAATGGTTCAATAAATCCAGCAGAAAGTCCAATAGGAACTACATTACCCTCCCAGAAGTTTTTGACATATTGAGGTTTCCAATCAAGCAATCTCATTTCATCTGGTTTGATTCTACCGTTCCAATGATCCGAGAAAGCTTGTCTTACTTCATCTGGATCATTGATATCTCGATTGAAACAATATCCTGTACCTATTCTAGATCTTGTAGGAATCTTCCATATCCAACCATGTTCCTGTGCAGGGCAAGCAGTATATGGATGTTGTTCTACTCTGTAATCTTCATACTTTACTCTACCAGCAAGAGCAGCATTTATAAACAATCTATCACCTAGATCAGTATTATCTTTACCAATTAGAAGTTGTTTCCAACCAGTACAATCTACAAATAAATCTCCAGTAATTATTGATCCATCATCTAATACCAATTCTTTGATATTGGATTTAGTTATATCGTCTGCTTGTCCATCTCTAATAACATTTACTACATCAGATTGAATATATTTACAATAAGGTATAGTGTGTTTCATTAAAAACTGCACTAGCTTTCCACAGTCAATCTGAAAGGCGTATGAATCATGAGTATAATCTGTTTCTATTCTATTTGACCTAGAAGAGACATACATTGGAGAGATATTTTTTATATCATACTTATCTTGAAATGATTGCCATAGGTCATATAAAGGTACTTTAGAATCTCCTACACTTGTAAAAGAAAAAGGATGCCAAATTTCTTCATCTTCATGACCCCAGCCAGGAAATAATATACCAGACTTAAATGTTGCATCTACTTCTTTCAACCATTCTTTAGGTTCATATCCCATTTGTCGCATGACATTTGGGAAACTAAGAAGGGTTGCTTCTCCTACACCAATTCTTTCTGGTTCAGACTTATCGATAATTACTACTTCAAAATCTTTTGACCATCTACGAGCAAACCAAGATGCTGTAATCCATCCAGCAGTTCCTCCCCCAACAATAACTAATCTTTTAATTCTTTTCATGGTCTTCTTGATATGGATATTCGTATTCTTTTATCTCTCTCATCAGTTCTTTACTTCGATCATAAGACCATGTTCAGGCAGATAGAGGTATTCTATCAAACTGTTTGCAAGAGTCCTCAGAGCGTCATCTAGGGTCTCTACAAGAGGTTCTCCGCCTAGGTTGAAGGATGTATTGAAGATAATAGGACATCCTGTCTTCTCGTAGAAGGTATTGATTACATTATAGTAATTTGGATTCACTTCTTTAGTAACAGTCTGTATCCTACATGTATCATCAACATGAATAATTGCTGGAATCTTTTCTTTGATTCCTTCTTGACATTTAACTGCATACATCATAAATGGTGTATCATCCATACCACGAAGATCAAACCATTCATGCACATGTTCTTTCAATATTGATCCAGCAAAAGGCCTGAAATATTCACGACGTTTGATGGCATTGACATGATCTTTTCCTTTAGGATCTCTAGGATCGTACATGATTGATCTGTTACCCAATGCACGAGGGCCAGCTTCCGACTTACCTTGGAACATTGCAACAATATTTTTCTTCGTAATCAAATCAACTACGTCTTCATCTGTTGCCTCAAAGATCCTAGTTGCATCATAATAATTTGCAAGGTCTGTAATATACTCGGTATCATATTCATGTACAGGTCCATAGTATAGATCTGTCATGGGTGGATGAACTTTCGTATTCTTACTTACTTTCTGGTAGTGCCAGTACGCAGCACCTATCGCTGTTCCAGCATCATTACTTACTGGTTCTACAAATAGATTAATACCTTCATCTTTTAGTTGTTCAAGATACCAATAGTTTGCAACACAGTTTAATCCATATCCACCAGAGAGAACAACATTCTTTTCTCCACTCATCTTAACTGCCTTACGAATCAAATCCAGAACCATCTGTTCTGATTCTATTTGAATAGCATAAGCCATATCTCTACGGTTTTGTAATTTAGTAATATCCTTTACCGATTGCGTATCCATAGGTTCTCTTAGTTCTACGAATCTACCTTTGTTTACTATAGCACCATTAGGATAGGTAGGTACAATAAGATCTCGATTAGTGGTAGACCAATCACTCATCCCATCATGGTCAGTGTAGATATCTGGTATCTTTAAATTCTGTTGACCGTAAGGGAAGAGTCCCATAGTTTTTCCAGCTTCAATAGGAGACCAACCACAATATTGTGTTACTGCCTCATAAGCTTTTACAATACCAGCAGTGTCATCTAAAATTAATTCATGAGTTCCCTCCTCATCTTCTCTACTAGATGGGAAATTAAATAATCTTACAGCACCATAAGGACCTCTACCTCCCTGATGTTTGTATAGAGTCTTGAACTTATCTGGATATTCACATTTGATAATCGTTTCTAGTTCCCATGTCATCTCCTGTTCACCATCAATCTCCATAGGGATGAATGTTCCAGCACCATCTACAATGACAGATACTGCACTCTCAAATCCTGATCTAAAGAAAGCACAAGATGAATGAAGTTTATGATGAATATGACTGTAATCTACAACTTGAGGATGTTTATAGATGTCTGCTTGACGATCAATAAGACCTAGTTTTCTTGCAAGAGAAACGTAGATAGGTTCTCCTGTAAAATCATTAGATGCAGCCTGATCTAGAGGTTGTGTATGTGCAACTACAAGATAATCAAGTGTATCGGTGTAATCCAATATCTTGATCATGGATGCCAAAGGACCTCCATCATATTTCTTTCTTGATAGTCTCTCCTCTTCAATGGAGAAAACTAGTTGTCCATCTTTCAGTAGGCATACACCAGAGTTGTGACCTCTAGCGATTGCAGCAATCCATTGTGTCATAATCTCAATCTTTCTTTTCTATAGTAATTGCATTTTCTTTATCAGATTTTAACAAATTCTTGATTTCAGATTGGAAACCTTTGTTATTCTTTGGCTTCTTTGGTTTTGGAAGTTCCATAGTAAAGGTAGGTTTTGGAGCACCACTCATCGTTGGTACACTGTCTCCTTTTCCTGATGGCAACCAATTTGATGCTCCTTGCATTGGTTGTGGTTGTTGCATGGGAGGTGCAATACCTTGTTGTGGTTGTTGAGGTTGGTTTGGTGGACAAGATTGTCCTTGCTGTTGTTGTGGAGGAACAAAAGTACCTGTGTATGCTTTCGATTTACCCAATCTCTTCCTACAAGATGCAACAATTTCATCAATATGTTTCTTACTTAGTTCCATCGATTCATCATTGAAACGATCTATTGTTTCGTCCATTGCAATTCTGATAGGAGCATATTCTCTACGTCCATTTCCAACATCAATAATATCGAAGTCTTTGTGGCCTGGATAACTAATGTTTTCTGGATATGTGGAACCAATCACAACGGTTGCAGTCTTATCAAATGATCTTGCAATATGTTGACCCATACTGTCACATCCTAAGAAGTGATCAGCAATCTCAATCACAGCAGCCCAAACTCTCATATCACTAATTTGTGGTCTAGCAATAGGATATTTACCTTCATTCTCCTCAACAGCAAAGTGATGTTCACTCATTACAATTACTGCGTAATCTTTCTTTAGACTATTGATAATATCTACAGCTCCTGTAAGAGGCATACTTCTGGAAGTTGGATCTGCAATAAACTCTCCCATCTGTTGAATAGATCTGCCAAATGGTTGAATTACAATTACCTTGTCTTTTTTAGTAACAGATTTAATTTCTTCAACAATATTATAGGCAGTAATGACCTCTGTTTTATTGAGATTCAATGTGGGTTTAGGAAGTTTTCTAGGTTCTTTTAACCCATTAATTGCCATATCATATGCTTGTGCTAAATTGCACTGTTGATTATAATAGTGCCACACTCTATATGGTTCTGGACTTTCGCAGTCCCTTTGTTTAATATGTTCTTGGAATACTCTTTTATGCCAATGGTCGTAGACCTTATCATCTAATGTCGGATGTCCTTTAAAGAAGTCAGTTCCGCCCTCACAAATGATAACAAAATCATCATGGGTTTCTGCATATTTTTCAAATGCTGGTATTGAACTTATTACTCTCCCTGCCCCACCATTGATGAAGAATGCTTTTGATCTCATAGTTCTCATAATTCCTATAGTATATAGTCACATAAAAAATACCTGTGCCAGACGAGGATGTTCCTTAAACATCTTTCGATTTATGTCTGCTCCGTGGGTACATTCAGCTTCATACATTATCATTCTATTATATTTCATTGGACATGTAAACTGTATATCTTTTCGTATATTGTAATCACCATAGGCATGATCTGTCAGATATTTGTAAAAATCTGTTCCGCCTTCGCACTCCTCATCTTTGTTCAAATAAACTAGAGCGGCCCAACTAGAATTATCGTCTTTGTGATGAGTGTAACAATAGACAGTCTTAGTAAATCTTTCATTTATATCTTTGTTGGTAGTATGGTTGACCCAGAACTTTTGATTATCCCATCTATAATCAAACATTCCTTCACTAAATTGAATATTAGTCCATTCCGAATGTTGGCAAAGTTCTTTGAAAACTGGTTTCAAAATCTCAATCATATCTGGTCTATCTTCAACAACTCTCGTTCCTATAAGACCGCCACAATGTTCTTTGTCACCTGTTCTATCGCATGATAGAGCGTAATCCCTGACTTCATCAGGGTTCTTGTAGAAGTCATCTACTACAAATACTTTTCTCCACTGGTAACCAGCGTCACTAAATCTATCGTAGTCATAACATTTTTTTATAAGAGAAATCTGAACAGGATTTATTTCAAACATGTAATAAAAAAGATCCCCTTATTAGGAGGATCTTAGTAGGATATTTTATATATAAAAGTTTTTTAGATTGAATTAGGAGGTTGCCATGCTGTTGCTCCATCTGCATCGGATTCTGGGTCAGCAGGTGGATTTGCAAATCCAGGCTCAAATGGGAACATCAAGTCAGCAAAGTTTGGATGAACTCCAGCTGCAATCATCTTATTAGGAAGGTCCCTTAGTGCTTGGCGGTATGCTTTCCACTGGTCTTTAAGTGCATCAGGCATATCTTCTGCAAGTTGACCATCACTATTAGAAAGAACATTGTCTCTGTGACCTCTAACATGTTCCCATGTCTTGTCCTCATCAACACCGTTTAACTTCTGTCTAGGTGTGAAGTTGCCAATGGTAATATCGTTGGGCCCAGCAGAGCCAGGGTTTGCAACTCTGATACTATCATAGTCAAAAAAGTCATCAGCGAATATAGTTGAAGAAAATGTAAACTGAGGATACACAGATCCATCTACCACTGGAGAGCCAGGATGGTTCGTGTCTACACCAGCACCTCTGTCTTCTTCTTTCTCGTTTACAACAGGTCCTCTTAACTGACAGATAAGTGTATGTAAATCACTTGATGCACAGTCAACCTCGTACCATTGTACAACGTCAGCTGGTTTTGGACGACCATCTGCGATATCATCCTCTGTTAGAGGACCATATACTTCTCTTCCTTCTGCATTAATTTGCAGAAAAATCTTGTCTGGACCATCATAAGTTTGGTCTCTTTGGTTTCCATCAGATTTTGAGTGATCTGTAAGGAAAGCGTTCGGAAGATCTAACTTCCAGTTATGTGAAATAATTTTTGTTGCCATTGTGGATTTCTTCGGGTTTACTCCTTCGGCACTATTTATAAAAAAAGAGGGTCATAGACCCTCTAGTAGTCGGAATCTGCAACGCACATCCCTAAACAACGTATTTTATTTGTAGCAGTTCTCTTACAATGTCTGCAAAGAATCTTAGACGTAGGTGATTTTAACGAGTCCTCCTCCACCTTGACCGCCCTGTCCGCAACAACTACTTCCACAGTAGTTACTGTTTGCACCTTGTCCGCCGTGTCCATAGGGAACTGTCCAACAACCACATCTCATCCAACACTGTCTTTGTCCATATGAAACACCAAGAGTTCCGATGAATGGAGCACCTGTTGGTCTACCTTCGTTATAGTAACAGTGACAGTTGAATCCGTCAGGTCTGTATGAGTTACCACCGTGGTTGCCCATTCCGAAGTCTCCTCCGTGAGCGCCAGGTTGCATACAGCAAGTATGGAATTCAGAATAACAGTTTGCAGACCAGTCACCAGTTGCACAACCTCTAACACCACCTAAGGCACAGAAGTTAGATAGGTTATATCCATTTACATAGGAGTTACATCCGCAACATCCTGTACACTCTCTAGAACAACATCTATAAACACCAGCAGCACAGACACTGTATTGGCAACCAGACTTAGTACTAATAGTTTTAGTATTATAGTACCCTCCTCCAGCACCATGCCAGTTTTGACATCTGTTACATGAACATGCACCGTGTCCGTTACCTCCAGATCCCCATATCTCAAATGTAGCTCGTGTTACACCCGTTGGAACTGTCCAAAGGCAACAACAGCCAGGTGTACAGTAACATGGATGTCCATAGACCCATTTTACACACCAGTTTGAGAAAGAACCCGCTTGAACCTTTGATGCTGGAATACTTCCATCCTCAAATGTCGAGGCATTAATTTGTTTATAACTTGAGTAAGTAGCCATTTCTTCCCCTTAGAAGTATGTAATTTTGACGAGACCGCCACCGCCAGTACCGCCTTGTCCGCAGCACCCACCACAATATGTAGTCATAGCGCTCTGTCCGCCGTGACCGTAAGGTACGATCCAGCAACCACAACGAATCCAACATTCTCTAATAGATTGAGTAACTTGTGTACCAATCAACGGTGCAGAAGTAGGTCTATGACCATAGTGGTAACAGTGACACCAACCTCTATAAGTATCATGTCTTGATGAAGACCAAGTACTGGTCTGGTTGCCCATTCCGAAGTCTCCGTTGTTTGAAGTAGGACCTAAACAACAGCAATTTTGTGCGTTACAAGCAGTTGACCAACTTGGGTTAGCGTTTCCACGGTTTCCACCTTTGGCACAGAAGTTAGATAAGTTGTATCCATTTACATAAGATGAACAACCTGTACATCCATAACACTCTCTAGAGAGACATGGATAAACACCAGCCGCACAAATACTGTAAGAACAACCACCATTGGTTGTAATCATTTTGGAGTTGTAGTATCCTCCAGAAGCACCATGATAGTGCTGACATCTGTTACATGAACATGCACCAGTACCATTTCCTCCAGCACCCCACATCTGAATCCACATGTTTCCAACCCCAGTAGGGGCTGACCAGTTACAGCAACAGCCTGGTGAACAACGGCAGTTTGTACCGAATACCCATTTTACGCCGTAACTTTCGTTAGGAGATCCACTGAAACTTCCAGCGTCAAGGCTATTGTCCTCTAAGGAATCTCCACTGATTTTTTTGTATGATGAATAACTTGCCATTTTTGTTTAATCCTAGACGTAGGTAATTCGTACAACACCAGAGCCGCCTTGGCCGCCCTGACCACAACAACTACTTCCGCAGTATGTAGTCTGAGCACCTTGACCACCTGTCGCATAAGGAGCAGTCCAACAACCACATCTCATCCAACATTGTTCCAGCTGCACCTCGGTTCCAGCTGATAGGAACGGAGCTCCTGATCCTTCTTCACTTGTAACCGCACCAGTACAGTGACAGTTCCAGTGACCTGACCAACCTTTTTGGTGAGGAGCCATTGCGAAGTCTCCACCCCATGTTCCAGGCGATGCACAGCACCAGTGTCTAGATGTACATCTAATTGACCAGTCGGGGTTTGCACAACCTCTTGCACCACCAATGGCACAGAAGCCACTTAAGTTGTAACCGTTAACGTATGAAGAACATCCATCACATCCGTTACACTCTCTTGAACAGCACCTGTAAACACCACCAGCACATACAGAATATGAGCAACCAGCAGCGGTACTGATTGTTTTAGTATTGTATGCACCTCCAGCAGCACCTTGATAGTGATGACATCTGTTACATGAACATGCACCATGTCCGTTACCACCAGCACCCCAGATTTCTAGGGTTAGTTTACCTACACCTGCTGGGACAGTCCAGTTACAGCAACAGCCAGGTGTGCAATAACATGGATGTCCATAGAACATCTTGACACAATAGTCAGGGGTGCCACCCGCCGCCAGCTTCGAGATTGGGATGGTTCCCGAAGCGATTTGGTCGGATCTTACTTTTTTATATGATCTATAGTTGGCCATTTACGATCCTTAAAGGGGTTGAATAAAAGTAATAATGTAGATAATCAAGCATTAGATGGAGAAGATTCTCCAACCGTATGTATCACCTGAGAAGATAAGTGTAAATGCGGCACTTTCTGTTTGAACAGTCAGGTCAGAAGCATCACCTTGGATGTTCTTACCGTTTCTTGCACAAACTAGTGCGTTAGAATCAAACGTCTTCGCAACGTCCATGAAAGTGACCTCATCACCCAAGTTAGGTGTTGCAGGCAAGGTCAATGTGACCTGGCCGCCACCTGTGTTAACAAAGTACTTAGTTCCAGCAACAACAGATCCACTTGAGGCAACTGTGGAGTACTGAGGTACACCAGGCTGAATCCATGCAGTACCGTTGTAGTACTCAAGAGCACCCAAGGTAGTGTTGAATCTTAAGCAACCAGTGTTGAACTCATCGTCGATACCGCCAGGTCTCTGACCTGTTGTACCAACTGGAGGTGTCATTGCCTTGGTTCCCATCTTCGCACGGGTTAAGAAACCTTTAGTTGCGAATTCAGTTGGACAAGCAGTGTTTGAGTTACCAGCGAGTGTCTCATCAGATGAGAATTCGTTGATCGCCTCACCGACCTGACCACCAATCGCACCAAGTCTCAATTCTGTCAAACCAGAAAGGTTGAACGCAGAAGCATCCAATGTAGCACGACCAGTCAACTGGTCAACGGAGAAGAAGTCTCCAACTCGGAAGTTACCACCTTGGTCGGTAGATACGAAGAACACCTTACCAGGTCCGAACACGTTAGTTTCTTGACCTTGGATAACGTTCGCCAAGTTGACGTTTGGATATCCAGTCTCAGTCTTGTTACCAGTACCAACTGCGAGGAAGTCATGTCCTGTTAGTCTTGCCTGTGAGAACAATGTTCTGATTTTAATATCGGAACTATTATTAGTACCGAGGTGTCGAGTATCCCATGTTCCATTTGACTTCTCAGGAGAGATCGTCAGAGTTGCACGGTTACTGAATACCGTTTGTACACCAGCGACTGATCCTGCTTGCCACTCATAGAAAGTGGATGCAACGGACACGCCCGTAATTGTGTTAATAATGTAGAACCTATCGTCAGCACCATATAGTGATGTCTGGAATCCGATAGCGTCACCGATTAATAGAGTAGCAGAAGTTTGGTCAACTTCTAGAATTGTACCTTTCTGTCCAGTTGTGGAAGATGCAGCTGCACCGACCGTGATTGAACCGACACCAGAACTCTGTTCTGCACCAGCACCGAACCAGATGATCTCACTGTCTACGAAACCAGTGGTTCCGATTCCAGCGTTACCGTATCCAGTCTGATACTTGAAGTAAATCTTATCAGCAGAGATCTGATCGTTCAAGAACCATCCAGTTGCCTTAGATGTCTGACCGAACATTGTAGCACCTAATGCCACTGTTCCAGACTTAGTTGTACCTTGAACTTCCATCATGTCACCGAAGACTTTTGCAGTTCTCGGAACTTCATCAGTTGAGAAACCAGATGAGATAACACCGTAGTCTCCGTAAGAGTTGTTTCCACCAACACCCCTGATTCTTGATCCACCACCTGAGTAGTAACCCCACTTAGCGTAGTATGTGAAACAGGAAACGATTTCAGCGATTGCACCCTTATCAAGGATGTAACCAGCACCGTCAGATGCAACGTGCGTAAACGCATCGAACACCATTGATTTTGCACCTGTGTCGTGTACACCACCATCGATGAATACACCAACACCACCACCACCGAATCTGCCACTTTCTGTTGCAGGGTCAGAGAAACAAGTACAGTCCTTAACGTAAGGTGACTTGTTATCGATAGGTGAATCTGGGTTCAAGGAGATGAACACACCAGCAGCGGTTGTACCGATACCAGTTCTTAAGTTTGCATTGTCTAACTCTAAAGGAGCGTTAGGATCATAGTAGAATCCTTCCATTCCTTTCATGGAGATTGCCTGAATGGTTGTCGCATCAGACATCTTAAACATGTGACTCCTGTTGTTAGGAGTTGTAGAGTCATCAGATGTTCCCTCTTTAGGAAGAACCTGTGAACCTCTAAGTGCGTTACCAACAATCGAAGTGAAAGGAGGAACTGTAACTGGTAACTGTTCGTAGAACTGAGACGCAGACAGTTTCAAGATAGCAGGTGTTAGGTCTGTTACCTTACCGCCTTCAACGTATGTGTGGTTGATAGTTGAGATACCAACGTTAACTTTGAATGAGTCAGAGTTATCAACTTGAAGAACCTCATAGTAGGACTTAGAGACCTTATCAGGATACTTGGTTGTTGTTAGACCAACGAACGCAGTACCACCAGAAACATAGAGGTAATCAGTAGTTGAAACACCTACGTTAAGAGTGATTGAGTTAGAGTCAGGAACACCTTGAACCAAGAATTCGTAAGAACCTTGAGTATGTACAGCAGGGAACTTACCAGTGATTGTCTGGTTATCAGATGCAGTACCAACGTTGATTGTAATTGTGTTGGTAGTAACAGAAGTAATGTTTAGAGCAGTGTTGTATGCAGGGTCTGGGTTTCCATCTCCAGCAACAGCACGAGGATAAGCGTGATCAGTTGTGTATCCGTCCATTGAACAACGGAATGTTAAACCATCTTCCGCTAGTTTTACAGAAGTACCAACTGTTAATGAGTGAGCACCAATTGTACAAACCATGTCACCAGTTGCTTGGTTATAAGAAACCGCAGTTGGTTGATGATTGATGATTGGAGAAGATCCAACGTTTACAGTGAATGTATCAGTTGTTGTACCTGTAATTGATAACTGTTGTCCTCTTGCAGGGTCTTTGCCAGGTCTAGGATATGTCTTCTGAGTGGCATTGTTGTTCATCGTACAGGTGAACGTAAATGCGTTATCCCCAATGGTAACTTTATCAGAAGTTGATAAACTATGACCAGTAAGGGTCATAGTGAAGTTACCATTTGAAGGATCGTATGTAGCACCTGTAGGTGTTACTGAAGATCCACCAACAATTGAAACGCCGTTTGCAGCGCAACTGTTGAATGTGTGAGCGTAGTCACCACCAGATTGGATGGCGTTTGCCTCAGCGGTTTTGAAGGTGTGAGCAAACTGTGCAGAACCTGTGTATTGAACACTTAAGTTTCTGATTCTAACAGTAGCACCAATTCCAATTTCAGGAGCACCACCAAGACCAATAGCAGTGATCGTTGCAAGACCAACCGCACCGTTGTAGGTCATACCCAAGACGGTGAATACGTTACCTCCAGATAGACACTCAAACTCGATGTCTTGTAACTGAACGAACGTACCAGTGTTTAACAGACCGTGACCAGGCGCAGTAACCGTTGCCACACCAGTGGAAGCGGTATACACCATATTGGTGACATCTGTTGTAGGACGAGCAGATTGGCAAGCCGATTTAATAGTCTTAAACGCCAAGTTAGGTGCAAGACCATTGTTTCCGTCTAATCCGTCTTCGGAGTCAACGTAGTAAATTCTTGTTTGGTTACCTACAATCTCGTAGCCTGGCATTCCATTTGACTGAACTGCAAGTGCATAACCTGTAGAACCAATACCGATTCTTACATTACCTGAGTTGTAACTTAGTACGTCACCTTTGGTATTAAGAGCAGCGGATGAATCTCCTGATGCAAGTACTTCCCAGAAGGTTCCAATACCAGCAGTAGGAAGAACATTCTTGTGAGAGTTACCAACAGAAACATAAGAATCTGAACCATATCTTGCAACATGGCCTGGATGGTAGTCAAAGGTAGTGGAGAAACCGCCTTTGAAATTAAATCCCTTAACAAGTAAATCCCATACTTGTGTACCGTTGTAAGATTGTGGGAAGATTGATCCTAGACCAACCTGTAATGGAGAAACGTTAGTTGTAATACCGATTTTATGACGGTAGATATTACCACCATACTGTACTAAGTCTCCTCTGAAGTAAGTACCTTCTTGGTATGTTGAAGCCGCACCAGCAAGACCATCAGATAAGATGCTCCATCTTGCAGCTGGGTCTGTAGAAACACCCAAATACTGTGGAGGTTGGAATCCAGCAGTTGATGTGGATAACGCAACATAGGATGAACCGTTGTAGTTTACAACGTCACCTGATTGATATTCGGTAGTTAGATCCCACTCACCTTCGTTTTGGAATCCTTTTACATATTCTGAAACTTTCGTCTTATCGATGAAGGTTCCTTCTGATGTGTGAGCAGTGGTTACTCTGTAGACAACGTTACCGTATTTTACTAGATCGTTGATACGATAGTAAACTCCAGCAGCCCACTGTCCTTTTTGTTCTAGACCTTCAATATGGACGTTCCATTTGGAAAGGTCGTTAGCGTAAAAGTCACTGATGCTTCCTGTTGACGTGTGGTTTATAACCGCCACATAAGTGTTACCACCAAACTTGGCGATATCGTCAATCAAATAGGCTTTGGATGTAGTCCAATCACCTGTCCAGTTGAATTTTACTCTTCCAAGTCTAAACTCAGCCATTTTTTCTCCGTGTAATTATCTGAGGGTTTTGGGATTTTAATTAAGTTGGTCCGATGCTTTCATAAGCATAGTTAGGACCATTAAATCTTATAACGAAAAAGCCATCATCGTCTATGTAATAGTATAAGTTTCTTCGATCAAAGCGAATCTGTTGGTATTTATCATTCGGATCATCTATGAGTTTTTTCTCAGTAGCGATATCACTACGAATAACTGATGTTTTACCAACACCAACATCGTAAGTACCATAATCTAAACCATCACCGAATTCTGGTATAGCAGTTCCATCGTTACGATAGAATTCTCCTAATTCTGTTGAAGCAGCACTAACTTTAGAAAAAAGTAGCATCCCTTCTGCATCTCTTCTGAGTGCATACACGAAAAAACCCGACGATTCGGAGGGGTCAAACTGTCCAGAAATAGAATTACTTAGCGTAAGTGCCATTTTTAACTAGCCCTATTGTTGAATACTTTCCAAAGGGATCCATTCCAAATAAAAGTCACTGACGCACCCGAAACGTCCATGATGAAAGGAGAAGATTCTTTAACTAAATGTCCGTTTTCAAAACTGTATATTGATGTAACGTTAATAGGATGAATGCTAAAGAAGTTAGCAAAATCTTCGATCCATACCCAGTCACCAACCGCACGAGGAGTTGGCATGGCAAGATCAAATCCATCAGGACTATTTTGGGAATCAACAGTATATTTTTGGTTTGTACTCAATGGATAAGTTCCAGATACAAACGTCCATCTTGCTCTAGCAAGTTCAAATCCGCCAGGAGTAGCCCCGTCGTGTACAACAGCCGTATTCTTATCTGTGTCTACTGTTATCTCGGCTAGAGCTCCAGTAAAGTTAAAGTGTTCAGCTGTAGTTCCTTTTCTAAATTGAACCTGCTTGGTCATGAATCAGATGTCCAATAGTTATGCTTCTCCATTTATTTATAGGATTTAGATTATGACAACATAAGTTCTACCTTCTTCGATGACCGCATACTCTGTTTCGGCATTACCAAAGGTGTTAACTTGACCAATTCCAACGTAAGTTGCCCGAGCGAGAGATTCCTTAGATCCAGCAAGTCCTTTGAATCTTCCTTGACTCTCGTACCCAGCAAAGGTAAAGGATTCGACAGCTGATCCACTTGTCTGGTAAAGAACTGCAACACCAATACCAATCGAAGGTGTGAAATCGACAAATGGGTGTACAAGAGGTGTATTGGAGAATGTAAATGTTCCAGATGTGCCTGGATCTTTGTCGTCTCCGTAGTATCCAAATACTTGGATTTGTTTTGTAGCACCAACACCAGAGATTGTAGTAATGCCAGATGTGCCTGGATCTCTGTCGTCTCCATAGTATCCGTAAACCTGATTGATTTCGGTAAGTGCAGATGCACCCTTGAGATCGAAGAGGACTGTGCCTTCCAGATCGTCCGCTGTAAATCTGACAATAGATGAACCAGAGAAGGTAGCAGTACCAACACCAATTTCTCTGAAGAATCCTTGTTCTCTTGCACTTCCAGAGAATGTAACAATACCAGAACCAGTGAAAGCTGGAGTGTAATCGATGTCTGGATGTGTAAGTTCTCCAGATAATGTGAATGTACCAGATGGAACGAAGTCTTGGAATACTTGGAAGTATCTTGTTTCTGCAACACCTGTGATATCTGTAAGAATTGATCTTGCAGCAGATGGTTCGACGGTTGCCTCTGCAGCACCACCAAGAATACTGAATGTACCAGAACCTGTTGGAGACAGTCTGATACCAGTAACAACTCTTTGATCGTTGCTGAGTGTAAGAGTTCCAGATCCGTTGAACTGGCGTTGACGGAAGGCAACACTTTCTCCAGACAGTGTAATTGTTGCAGTATCTTCTGGAGTCTGAGCAGAGAAGGATTCTTCTGCCGTTCCGTTGAATATAGAAGTTCCAGCGACAAGTTCTGCAGCAGCTGTTGCTTCTGCAATACCACCAACTGCGAATAGAGAACCAGAACCAACTTCGACGGATGATGTTGCTTCGTCTTGACCAGAACCACTGTAAGTAAATGTGCCGCCGCCAGATGCTTGAACAGATGTTCTCTCGATTGTGAGAATACCACCTTCCTGACGAATAGTGATACCACCAGATGTGCCTGGATCTTTGTCGTCTCCATAGTATCCAAATACAGAAATTGGTCTTGCTTCTGCACCAGATGTCTGGAAGTCGAATAGGAGAGATCCAGCACCAAATTCTGTTGCAGGGATAAATCTCTCTTTTGCACCAAACTCAACACCGTTAAGATCGCCAATTCCATCATCACCAATTTGACCATTGGCCTCAGTACCAATACCGAGAATGTAGATCGTACCATCAGTAAGAATAGGAGCGTTGGTACGACCGATTGCCTTACCGTTAAGACTGATAATACCAGAGGTAGGATATTTGGGTACGAACCTTGTGGTAACAATGCCAGGATCTCCGTACTCTCCTCCAGTACCGCCAGGCAAGAAGGTAAAACCTGTTTCGATACCAATGTTCCTTTCGATACCATAATGAGGTGTGAAGTCGATTTGTGGGTGATTGAGTTCTCCACTGAGTCGTAGAGTTGCCTTCTGAGATTGAGAAGCAAAGGCTGCACTGAGATCTGTATATCCACCACCAAAGATGTGTAGGTAAGTTCCTTCTGGAGGATCGAAGCTCGATCTCTCGATAGATGCTCCAGAGAATGTAGTAATACCAGAAGCGGGTGGAACGATAATCCTTCTGTAGGTTGTAAACCCAACAGCTTGAGTTTGTTGAAGGGTGATATTTCCAGATCCAACAAAGTCTTTGGTGACACTCTCGTTTGCAGTATCGTAGATATCGAATAGAACAGTTCCTTCTGGAGTCTGAGCAATGTATCTTTCTTCTGCACCACTAACGAAGTCGAATAGAGATGTTGTACTACTTGCAACTGCAACTCTCTCGACTCCAGTACCAGATACGATAAGTGAACCAGAACCAACCCAACTTGGGATGAACTGAGTAATCGTGTCCGAGATCTGTGGGAATACAAGTTTTCCGTATGGGAAACGAGATTCTGTTGGTGCTGGCTCTGTAATGAATCCAGCATCTTCGTAACCCTGATTGATTTCTTGTGAATTGAAACCAGTGTAGTGTGGATATAAGAATTGATCGTATGCAGGTCCGCCAACAGAACTGATGCCAAGTTCACCGTAGTCTTGAGACACAGTGTTGTCATCAAATCCGATACCATATTGACTAGTCTTATCGAAGGAAGGTAATATCTCAACACCACCAGATCCTTGGTCGTATGTGAGACCACCGTTACTAAAGAGAACGTCTTGAGAGTATCTGTTGAGTTCGTCATCAAATGTTTCAGTACCAGAAGCCTGTCCAAGTATGTTGAGTCCGAATCCAAAGCTTGGGTCTCCAAGAATACCACCGTAGTTTTCGTTCTCAGTACCAAAGAGTATAGAAGACTCATTGTAAGAATCTGTATTCTTCTCACCAGATGCCGCACCATTGACGAATAATGTTCCGCCAAACTCGTTTTCTTTGTGTTGTATAACTCTTGCGTATGTCTGATTCTCTTCTCTACCCTGACTGAAGGTTCCTGTACCAACACCAGAGATATGTGGTGCAAATACCTGACCAGCAGTACCACCAAGATATGAGTAGTCTCCCTGTAAGTATGCCTTGGTACTGGATTCAACTGCACCACCGATACTGAATAATGTACCAGATCCTTCTGGTATGACTGGTGTAATAGACTCGTTACCAGTACCATTAATTGTAAATTGACCTTCTTCACCAAATACTGTATGTTGTGGAGCCTGTGATAACCATAGTTCTCCAGATATGAATATACCAGCATTGTGTGTAGCAATACCAGATTTTCCAGAACTCTCGTATTGAATTGCAGATGCAACGTCGAGATCTTCTGAAAGTAAGAAGGTTGCTGTTCCTGTAAATCCAACAGTCTGTCTGGAAAGTGAAGTTTCTCCAAGAGAGAATGTAACTTCTCTGTTGGGGTAGTGTTGACCACCAATCTGAACGTAGTTGAAGTCTGGAAGTAGGAATCCCCAGTTTTCTGCCGACTTGGGAATAGTCTCGTCGTTTGTATTGATTGGTCCCCAATCTTCGTAAGATTGAGTTGGAGTAGCAGTAATAAGACCCCAATCGAGCTCTTCTGTTTTTTGATCTCCAAGAGGCGATATCCAAGAAGGAGTGTAAACAGGTGTACCCTGTTGCATCCCTCCAGAGAAATCAAACAGATTTGTATTCTCGTAGTCCTTGACAAGTACAACATCTGTTGCCGAACCAGAAGTATTGAAGAGGACTGTTCCTTCGTCTCCCTGTTTAACAAGTTTGATACCAGAAACAGATCCAGTAAGTCTAACAAGTGCCTTTTTAGTATCGGGAAGTAAGACTCTACTTTCAGCACCAGTTCCAGAGATATCAAAGAGAACTGTGTTATCAACAGTTGCAGGGACAAATGCCTCATCTGCACTACCAGATATGGCGACTTCACCCTCAAGACCGAAGATTGTACTTTGTGGAGCCTGACTGAAGAAGTTGGTTCCAGAGAATGTTCCTGTACCAGATCCAGAGTATGCAAAGAGTGATCCTTCTGCAGCAATTCCTTCTTTCTTGAACGTACCAGAACCGTGGTATCCCCTGACAAATAGATCGTGGCCCCTGACAAAGGTTGACTGATACTCGTCGAAGAAGATCCCACCTTGTAATTTTTGTAATATTACACCGTAATCTTCAGCAGATGTAGGTGTATCTAATATACCTCCGTAACTCTCGAATGCTACCTGATCTTCGTCAGAGAATGATCTCTCCTTCGCAAGAGAATCTGTGATAACCTCGTCAAATGTGACATTGAGATCATCGAAGGATGCTCCTTCTCTAACTGTAATTGTGCCGTTATCTTCTTTCTCGAATACGTCAGACTCTGATCTGGCGTAGTTGTATATGACTTTCTCAACATCAAATAGTCGGGTATCTCCACCCTTCGCCCTAAAGGCGTTTTTGATAATTGGTAAGTAGGCTTCGTTGTATGGAGTCTGTTGTTCTCCAGTTACGGATACAGAGCCACTACCATTATAAGAATAAACTTGGTCTAGGTCGTTTGCAGACAGCCCTGACTTGGCAATCGCACCAACACCTATGTAATTTCCTCTAGATATAGATTCTTCTGCTGTCCCAGATGGGATGAAGATGACAGCTCCCGCTGCTCCAAGATCTGGTATGACGACTCTTTCGAGACCGTTACCAAATTCATGAACAGTACCAGTACCAACCCAAGGCACTGCTGCAGATACTAGTGCAGAATCATTAACATCGAATAGGACTGTATTTGCGTTCTCTGGAATCCACTGAGTTCTTGATCTACCAAACTCGTCTCTTCCGTCTACTACATTTATTGGACCAAACGGTAGCACATCTGATGTATCGTTGATGAGTCCGTGGTCATTTACAAAGAAGAAATTCTCGTCTCTTTCGGGTTCTACATGTTGATTTATGTCGCCATAGTCAATATTCTCCACTGACGCGACGGTGATATTACCACCGTCAAATGTAGTGAATAAATCTATCTTCGTATTGTCGTAGACAAATACTGTCAAAGGTTTCCCCCGAAATAAAAAGACCCTGCCTTAATTATAAAGCAGAGTCCACATATTGATATTTAGTGTTTCTATTAGTCGAGTGCGACGTTTAGAGTAATCTTAATCTGGTCTCCGTTGTTTTGGATGTTGTAAGGACCGTTTGTGAATCTCTCAGCGTACATGATTGAACTATAGAGAGTTGCAGTATTTAATCCCAACACACCGTTAGATGTAGCACTCATAGATGGAGTTGTTACAAACTCATCTGCGTTTGGTACTTCAAATACAGTGTAAACATTAGACTCAAGAGTTGTGTTACCAGCACCAGCGTTAACGTAGAGGATATCACCCGCTCTAAGTCCGTGGTTGGCGAACGTAATCTTACCGAAACTGAATGTGACTGATGGGTCAGTAGCAACCTGAATGTTATCAACCAGAGGTTTGTCTAGGTAGATCGTTCTGTAAGCTCTATCAATACCGATAATCTTAGTATTAGTTGCGACACCAGAGTTACCAGCAACGAACTGTCCAAGTGTTAAGTCGTCAATACTAACTTGTGGGTCGATTGTAAGGTAAGAGTTACCGACAACACCGATAGTTGGGTCTGTGTTGTTACCCTTAGTAACAGTAGTTCCGATACCAACACCAGCACCATGAACAACACCCTGTACTGCGACAGGCATGTTATTTGCTCTAGTGACGTAGTAACCGTAGATGTTACCAGCAGGTCCAGTGAAAGTAAATGTTTGTTCTGGATATGTAGCGGTTGTACCACTACCAACGTTCTTGATAACCCACCTAGATCCATTTAACAGGATACCATACTGCTGGTTATAATCCTGATCTCCTCTGTTGTTTACACAGACTGGATAACCAGTATTTGCAGTAGTACCATAACCGTTAACGTTTCCGTCAATGTAGGGTTCAAAGTACGAAGTTGCAGAAGGAACATCGCCCTCAGCAGGGGTCGTGTTACTTGTAAAAAGTTTTAATACAAGATTTCGGGGTGATGTATCTTCTAAATCTGCGACAAAGTTATTCTGAGCAATCAGATAACGCAGCGACTCAATTTCACCAATATTAGGAACGAGTAATGCCATTGAAAAACTACCTCTAGGGTCTTAGAACGTTAAGAACTATACTTATTTATAATTTTAATTTTAGAGAGATTAGTAACCTTCTAATATTGTTCACGCTTACCACAGTGAAACGGAGAATATCCCCTGCTCCAATAGTAGTCGTCCAATTATTTAGGACATCATCAAAGTATTTATCCGAATTGGATAATTGCACTCTCGAACCACCAGTAATACTGGTGAAATTCGGATAATCTGCGAAAGTACATTTTTCTAGTTCAATAACAATATCACCAGTCTGATCGGATAAGACTCTGATGTTTTCAATAAGTCCAGTGACATCTATTGTGATTTTGCCTTTGTCACCAGGCTGCATTGGAAGACTGCCGCTATCAATAACATAGTTTACGGTTCGTGTTAAATCAGCTGCTGCAGCAAGAGCAATAATTACTACATCGTCGTTTGCTGCTGGTGGAGTTGTAAATACAACTTGGTCACCAGAAATATTATAATCATTTGCTGGATCTAAGAACAAACCATTTTTAGTAACAATAAGTTGTTGATTATTGTTAGGAGTATATGGTGCTCCTTGATCATTTAAGTTAAATGTGGTTTCAGTACCATCTTGTACTGGTGTTTTACCAATAATGATGTTACCATATTGGATCGACTTTGAGGGAACCTCATAGTCTACACCGACATTATAACTGCCAGGATCGTTAAGAGTGACTAAGTAATCTGCCATTATCGTGTTACGCCTGGGATTACAAGAAGGTTTCCTTGTATTGGTCTAGTCTTATACGCATTGGGCGATTCTAAAACAAGATCATACACATATCTCCCTCCTTCTATTACAGAAGTAATAGTAGATGCCATTGCAACTTTGATCTGTCCATTGACCCTATTGGGGAAAGATACCACAAAAGGAGTGGACTTAGATGCCTCAGGGTGCTTTCTTAGTTGAGCAGATCCACTATATCCTGTTAGATTTAAAGCGGAAGCATTTTCATTTCTGATAGTAAATGTTGCTTCAAAATCTACACCTTGATCTAAAACTAAGTTGATGTTCCTTGCTGTCATCTGTCAAAGGGAGGTTTTAGTTATTTATCTAATTTACTCAAAATGAGTTTCATCATATCTTTTAGTTCATCAACATCATCCTTTAGTTTATCCATTTCCTCTGCTTCTACTAACTTTCTCTCTTTTAATTTGAGGTAGTTATTGTATGCAGTATCATTGCAATTAAGAATTGCACCACTATCTTCATCTCGATAAAGAGAATTACTATCTTTCACTTTTACTTTATTCATTAGATAGATGCAATAGTTCTTAGATCACGAATCTTGGGAACAAAAGCGAAGTTAGTTCCTGACATGATAATTTTAATTTGGAATCCATTGAACTGTGGAAGATTCTTCACGTTAAATTCATACTCTTTGTAGTCATCTTCTGTCTGAGATGCAAGGATTCTTCTATCGGGTTTACCGTTATTTTTTGCCTGATCTATCACATTTCCATTGGAATCCAAGTTTTCAAAGCCTGGGAATAGTTCAAACAACTGATACTCAGGTGGAGCATCGATTCTGAATATCCTGTATAGAACTCTGATGTCATTTGTTGAATGTTTGTACGCATCAAACATAACCTTCAATCCATCAGCTGACTTCTCAAGATTCACAACCTTAGATAAGTAAACTGCGGCACTAGGATCATTATTAAGTGAATTGACTCTTCTATCAGTTGCATAATTATCAATCTTAGAGTTGAGTCTATCCATGATTGTGATCATGTTAACTCTATCTAAGTCAATCATAGGACTGACTTTAGAATCATCTGTAGATAGATTTGCTTGTAATGTAAATGACTTTCTGCCTGGGAAGTCAGTAAGTTTTGCAAGTTCGTTATTCTTAGATGCAACAATTCTAGGAGTAGATAATACGTTATTACTCTGTAGTGAAACAGACTCGTAACCTTGATCCACAAATGATTTCAAGTTGCCATCGGGACTATTTCCAGAGAATGTTCGGATCTTAGCATCGATATCAGTTCCTTCTGGTAAGAGAGTTGCAACATTAGGTCTGACAATATTAAATGCAATGTTCTGTGTTGCCATAGGTCCATCAAAGTTACCGACCTGTACATACTGTTGGTCGTAACTACCACCAGACTTATTCTCTTTAAAGAATAGTTCTGGGAATCCGTTTGCATTTCCAGTTGCTCTATCCACACCTCTACTTGAGAGACCAACCTTAATCCAGTAATGATCAACGTCAATAGGATACTTGGTATTGTCAGTAGGAATGAAACTATGAGATGTGTTTACTCTTCTAAGAGAGACACCATTCAATTCATACTTGTAAATCTTATCATTGATGTTGTAATCACCAGCCTTACTATCATCAATAGATCTAGTGATGTTATTAAGAGTTGAGGTTGTAGTTGTTACACCAGTGTATTTGATAATCTCATTTCCGACCTTAACATAGCCTGGGTTAGAACTGTTGACTTCAATGTTCTCAAATGACGTGAAGATTCCAACAGCAGTGACAGTCATATCTTCTGTACTTGAAGAATTAACGGTAGATGTCAATTTCTCTGGTTTTACATCTGCTTCAACACCACTCAAGATTACATTGTCTTCTTGTGAGTACATACCATGATTGGAATGTCTAACACGGAAGTGTAATCCATCAGTTACATTTTGTAAGTATTGGATAGAACCACCATTTACAACACTGGTTCCACTGCCGCCAACATATACGATAGCAGATGAGGAGTCAACTTTAGGTATACCTTGAATATTATCAAGAACTAAAGTATTGAACGCACTAATTACACCAACGTTATTTGGAATTGATAATCTCAAGTCTTTTCCGAATCCACCAGTATTTGTGGCAGACACAGTAAGAACATCACCAGCAGAGTATCCTGTTCCACCAATGGCAACCGTTGCAGCAACAGCAACTCTGTTATCGACTGTCAAGTTGACAGTTGCACCAGTTCCTTTACCAAATTGTGAAACGACAGGCACATTAGAGTAAACAACAGGTGTAGCAGAAAATCCACTACCACCACTTGTAATTGTTAGATCACTACCAACACCGATTGCACCAAGAACTTTGTTTAGATTTGCACTAAAGTTTGGATTTGCCTGTTGGTAAATTGTAGTTCCTTCTGTCAATCCAGCCTGTTCTGAAGCAGTTAAACTCTTACCTAAACCAATCACTGCATTGTATGAAAGCATATCAATAGGGTTGTTAGCAAGAGAAACAATCTGTCTGTTTCCTACTTCAAGATCTGGATTATAGAAGTTGACTCTACCCGATGTTGAAGTGAAGTTTGCTCTGAATAGATTGAACTTAAGATCTTCTAACTGACTTGGATCCCATGTAGCACCGTTCTGTGATTTGAACAATGAACCAAGTAGAGGTTGTTGGGAAACAATAATTTTTTCAGAGTCATCAGCATTGAGCGTAGTTATGTCTTCCTCACCCATCCTAGAGATGAATACAAAATATTCATTAGATGCAGATAGAAGAACAATTGCAAACTCTCCTCCACCTTCACAATACACAGGTGCAGGGAAGGTAAATGTTGTTGCTTTAGATCCATCCTCAGAGATAACAACTTCATCGGGATCAAGAATAGACTCACCAAATGGTAAAATCTCTTGAGTGGGCAAACCAGTTTGAAGTGTTCTTACTTGTAAGGTAACAGGTAGTTGATTCGTATCTTTTGCTCGGAAGTAAACTTCACATTTAGTGAGGAATACACCGTTAACATCAGGAACTTCAAACGATTGTGCAAGAGGGTCAACCCATCTAGTCTGAGATGTAGATCTGTTTTTGAAGGTATTCTTAACGACAAGTCTACTACTTGTACTACTAAGAGTTCTATCGGATGATTGAGGTATTCTCTGAACATCTGCATTTCTCATTCTGAGAGTAGATGCCTCTACAGTTTGAAGTGTACCAGATGATGTGAAGTTTGCTTCACCAGAACTATCTGTGAATCCAGAGATAGTAGAGTTAGTAAGACTTGAAGATAATGTAAATGTCTTTGTACCAGTGTTAAATGAAGGTGCAGAAGGAACTGTAGGATCAGGTAAGAACAACGATCCAAGTAATGCTCCTGCCTTATCAGTAATCAATCTGATTGAATTTACACTTGCGATAGCACCACTAGATTGTCCAATCAACTTCATACCAGTAGTGATGTATCCATAGAAACCAGACGCAGCTTGAAGTTCTAAGGATGCAGTATCAACGTTTAATAATGTTGTGGTAGAAGAGTATGTAGATGAAATACTAGAAGCAGGGTCATATGGATTCTGTTTGTAAACCTGTGAAGGATTGTTGTAAGGACCATATTTGTGGTTCTGATTTGCAAGTCTAAACCTAATTGCATCGTTGTTAGTATTAGGACGACTTCCCTCAATAACTTCGCCAGCACCAAATGTACCACTTATCATTGTAATTTCGATAAGTTTAGGTATGACATACTTCTGCATGTCGATACTATCGAAGAATGGATATAATCTTGTGTTTGGTTTAAGTCTTCTACAGATAAACTCAATGTTTCTTGATCGCATTGTAGCAAGCACTTCTGTGTTTACAACCTTGTCACCAAGACTTGTAGTATCAAATCTTTCACCAACACGGAACTGAATACCTTGTCTTGTTTGATTTGTAGTAGTTGTGGTTGTCCTTTCTTTAAATTTTGTAATTGTATCTCTAAAGTTTGTAGTTGTAGTGACGGGAATACCACGACCTCTTCTGAATTTACCTCTTCTTCTTTTTTTGCCAGTTTTCTTAGACTTCTTAGACCTGAAAAGAGTAGGTCCAGTTGATGAACTTTGTCCAGTCCATGTTGTTTCCCATGAACCCCAATCAACAGGTGATAGTCCAGTATTACTATCCGCACCAGTGATTCCCATTGTAGAATTGAAACTACCTTCAATATCGTAGGTAGCAGCAGTTCTTCTAGTTTCAATCCATGTATCAGTGCCTGGATTTAATTCAACCTGACCAATCCAGTTAACAACAGCAAATGGGTTTACATTCTCGATACGAGTTGCAAATTTGTTCTCCAAGAAAACTGTGTCACTGTAATTTAAACATACAACGTCACCGATTCTCTTGACGTTTGAATCTCCAAGATCTTCAACAAACCTATAGTCAGCAGTAGGATTAGAAGATGTTGCAGCACCAACAATCGCCTCTGATCCAAGTAGTAAGTCAATAGATGTTGTATAGTGTTGAGGTCTTAATCTTCCCTCTGCCGCATCAACAGATGCCTTGTATGCTGAGTTACCTACATCACCACCAGTTACAGATTTAAAGTTATCAACAAAGAATCCTGATTTGAATCTATCAAGATTTGTTTGTGGATCACGAAGAGACATGTTTGTAGTCTCAACTTCTAGGAGTGAAAGTGAAGTATAGTATTCAATATTTTTAATTCTGTTCTCAATACTTGCGATATCCTTCATTTGGAATCGCTTGTGTCTAGCAATAGTGATTTCTGCTTCTGCTGGATCGTAAAGATATGGAGGAAGTTCAATAGTTGCAACTTCTAAAGCATTATCAATGGTGTTTGGAAGTTTTGGCAACTCAGATGGAACACCTTGAGATAGAGTGAAGAAACCCTCTTTACTTAAGAATAACTTATCAATTCTTCCAAGATAATATTCGTAAGATAAATTCAATGATTTATCTTTGGCAAGAACATGAGAAGAAGACGATGTGCCTGGATTAAACTGTCTAGCGTCAAACTCCCAAGGAGCCTTACCAGCAACAGTAGATACAACTCTAGGTCTTAAATCAATAATATCAGAAATTGGAGTTGTTCCAATAAAAGGTAGTGCGCCTTTGTAATACTTTTTCTCGTAAGAGTTTACAGTTACAAAGTCGCCTGGATCTGAAGCATCAATAACAAAGTTGTTATAGACAATAGTAATTCTTCTAGTAGGTGCTTCCGTACCAGATTTCTTTACAAGTGCAGAGAAGTCAACATAGTCCAATCTTTGGCCTGGATCGAACTCATAGTTATTCTTGATGTCTCTGTCGCCTGGAATAAAGGTCTGAACTACACCAGAAACTTTAGTTTCTTCAAATACGATCTCTTCACCAATCTCAAAAGCGTTTTCGTTTTGAGATACAAAACTTACTTCATTAGATCCATTAGTTGTAACAAATACGGCAGATGCACCAGATGTCTTACCAACAATATTCTCACCAACTACAGCATTGAGAATATTGGAGTTTAGATTAGTAAGTTGTAAGATTGGGAACTGAGGATCAGAAGCTGATGAAGATTCTAATACAGCAAGAACTTCTGCAACATCACAAACTCCAAGAGAAATTCTTTCATCTTGAACTCTATTACCAAATGTTGTGTCATAAGTAAGACCATCATTTAACTTCATTAATCCAGTGCCTGACTGGGTTTTTGAGGAGTTGGTTAAAGTATATGTTGTTGCTCTCTTGAATACCTTTGATTTTGGTTTGACATTTACTTTCTTCCAAGTTACGGTCAATACAGCAGGACCAGAAGCATTGTCTAATCCAGATAAAGTAGCAGTTCTACCACTAACTGTAAGTTTTTGATCTGTTAATGATTCAACTTTACCCGTTGTTTTAAATGTGAGGTTGTAGTCCTCTTCATCGAATGGTTCGAGAGTCAAATCAGCATCAGTTTCTAGAGTTCCACTGAAAGCATTACTTGAAACTGTAACGTTATAAGATTTCTTGAATATGATGTCTGCACCATTCAAGTCAACAGATGCAATATTAGGTTTGCTTAGTTCACTGAATAAAAATGCACTAGAGTTGTTTTGAACTTCTAAAGTGACCTTAAATAGATCATTTGCAGATACAGCTGACGTAGGTAGTGTACCAGAACATACGTTCTCAACATCTGTAGTCGCTTCAAGACTGATAGCAACAGCAGTTGCAGCAGTAACTCTGCTGAATGTAGGAACGGAGTTGCCTGAAATACTATACTGAATAATATCTCCAGTCTTAATACCAGAGTTTACAAAACTGGCACTAGGAGATGTGATTGTAGATGCAGCACCAGACTTTGCACTAACAGTAAACTGTGTTGCAACTGGAGCAATCAAATGACCTAATCCCAAAACAGGATCAGCTGTGAATGGATAGTTTGTAGGATCGTTACTAACAAGTTGTTTGATATCCTCCACACCATAGTCTTCTACTTCAGTAACACTTCTATTTGCAGTAAAACCATTGAAGAATAATTCTTCACCAACTTGGAATTGTCCGTTTACTTGATATAAAGTTAATTGTGTCGAATTACTTGAAGAAGTATATGCGTATCCTATAGCGTTACTATTTTGACCTGTAACATAGGTTGGGCATTGTACGCTTGTCCCAGTATTTAATTGTAGGTATGTGAATGTCTGAATGTCATATAGAGATGTCTCAAACACGGTAGAAGAGTCTGCATATCCAACATTCTTCAACTTCATGTCATAAACTCTAGCAACACCTATCTGTTCACCATTTGATGTACCAACAGTAGAAGTTCTTTCATTGAATAGTTTTACATAAGAACTTGTACTGATACCAATTAGAGGAGAACCATAAACGTTGTTTACTTCAATTTGTCTACCAACACTAAACGGTAAAGACTCATTGATAATCCTTGCAGTATCTCTTGGTTTAGGAACATCAACAGTAGTTGTGTTGAGTGTTTCAATCTCATATCCTTTGACGTATGCCTTGCCAGGTCCGATAGACAAGCACATTAAATCCTCAGTAGGAACATTACCCTGCTGAGTTAATTGGTTTGGATAAAATGCACCATCATTTCCTACTCTGTCATTAAGACACTCCTTAGCTGCGAGAGGGAATGGGTTCACATAGTAGTGACCAGATTCATCATATGTTCTTCTTGCAAGTTCGTCACGAAGCAAGTTGTAGTTATCAGCGCCAGGTTTTACGAATTTTTGTAGAACGCCATCTACAACTCTCATCAATTCTACGAAATTCTCATCATTCAAATCTGTGAGAGACTTCTTGATTAAGGTTGTTGATAGTTTGAATCTATCTGCACCAGGCGCTGCAAAGTTTGAGAAACCTCTTGCATTGTCATACAAGTCGTTATCTGATGCAGATGCAGTTACAAGTTCTTCCTTGATTAAAAGACCAATTCTATATGATGGTTGATTGCTATATTGGTCTAAGACTACTGTAGCATCACCAACGGTAACAAAGAAACCTCTGAGGAAATAGACACCTTGGGCAATCTTTGCTGCAGCACCTGTAGCAACTGCATTTGATATAAGTGTTGTTGCAAAACTAGCTCCCTGTCTGATACTAGACAGAGAATAATTCATATCCTCTTCTAATATAAGATTTTCACCATCCGCAAAAGTTTTTCTTGAAAAATCAGTATCACTAGAACTGTTATACTTGATATAAAGAGTATATGATCCTTTGACTGACGTTCTATTTGTAATATATGTTTCTACTTTAGCGGTAACACCACTAGTCTCACCTTTAATTTTTTTACCTACCAAGTTGTCTAGGTAGACAGAAACAGGGATACCTAAGTGACTGTCATCGATCTGAACACAAGTGTATTCGTTATCGTATGCAATCTGGCCTGGTATAACAACAGAACCTTCTTTGAAGAAGTGCTTACCAAATTTTTCAACCTGATTCTGTAGAATAGATTGAAGTGTTGTGAGTTCCCTAGACTGTACAGGTAAGCCTGGTTTGAATAGTACCCTTTGATAATTTTTTAAATCATTAAAATCATCGAAGTATGGAGATGAATTTAAGTTGGTATTTTGTGGCATTTGTCTTTAGAACTCCAGTACTATCTTGATGTCTTCCTTCTGACTTGCAGATCTAGGAATCGCAGTCCGATTATCAATATAGATAATTTCACCTGATTTGGTATTGAATTCCGCTGATGAAATACCAGAAGTAAAACTCATACCTAATTGGTAGGTCTTATTATTTATTGAGGTACTGACACCGTTATATGAGGTGTCAACAGACAACAACGAACCGTTTACTGATGATCCATTAATCGTTACACCGTACCCTGTATCAGGAATAGAAGTAAATGGAACAATCTTGTATCCAGTTTCACTAGAAGCAAGACCCATTGGTTGATAATACTTCAACACTCCAGTAACTTTATCCCAAGAAGCAACATATCCAATCGCAGTAGAACCAACACCAACCGTCTGTGTGATTTCAGAGTCAACAGCATAGGTTGTTGCAGTAGTCATACCACCAAGTTTCAAAGCTTTTAATCCACTCACCATTGCAGTGTCTAGCAATTCTGTGCTACTGCCAAATACGGTGGGATTCTTTATTAGTCCAACTCTAGCAAAATCATTACCCTCAATGATATCGGGGTTAGTTTCTAGAGTTTCAAATCTAGAATAGAGTAGTGCTCTGTACGCACCAAGTTCCCTGTAGATGTCATGTCCATGACCACCCTTCGGAGGAATGATGACACTAAAGTCTGCTACCGATGTCGTTCCGATACCTGTATTGGTAAGGTTAGCAAGTACTCCGCCAGACTGACTGCCTGGAGCGCCTGGGAAAAACTGGATGGATCCATGAGTGTATCCTTCTCCTCCATCAGTAACAAATACTTCAGATACTTTTCCGAAAGAGTCAATCGTAATAGTAGCCTTTCCTCCTGCCCCATCTCCCAGAATGGGAACATTTGCAAAGGATGTTGAGATCGGTTGGTAGTTAGAACCTCTATTATCAACCACAACCACTTCAATCTTTCCATCTATAGAATTAGCTTTTGTTGCGACAGTCTCGCCTTGTTTGCCCCAGTCTTCGGGCACTGGTATGTATTCAATAGAGTCAAATTTAACAATTTCACTAGGTTTAATTGTGTAAAGATATTTCCAAACATAACCATCGCCACTAGTGCCAGCTGCTCTTGGCTCAAGGTCAACAAATGTGGGTTGGTCATATGAAGGCCTACCCTTCGGGTTCTCTGGGTCTGATCCATTTTGTAGACAGATGTAAACTTTCAGGTCTTCGTTCACTATGTAGTAATTTGCATCGTACAGACTACCTTGACTAGTAATAGGTGTCAGATTATAGATGTTATAATCATGTCTATACATTTCATATGTAGTACCCGCCACCCATGAAACTTTTCTGACAAGTCTGCGAACATCTTTATCAGTCACCTTTTTCATCGCAATGATAGATTCTTTGATGGAATACTCTTCCTCAAATCCATCCAACGGTGCTGGCGTATTTGTAGCCCATGTGGCAGTACCGCCCGCCTTCGATTCAACGGAATTGGGTAATCCCATGAACGCATAATATTTGTTAACAGTAGATCCTACTCCAACAAAACTTTTTACAAAAGTCTCGGCGTTCAGAATCCTAAACTGTTCGGATATAATAGCAGGCATTTTAAAAAAACTAGTCTTTAGGTCTATTTAGTGGTTAAGTTAGTGGTTTCTTTCTGGAGACCACCGCAGCAGTGGATAATCCAACATTTCCATTCATAGGATTGACAAGGAAACTTGTAGGATTACCAGCACCACGATTCTGATATCCAAGTAATTTACCCCAACTATATTTACCCCAGAAAGTATCAGTAGTTGCCGTTGTGCCAACACCAACTTGAATTGTATTATTTCCGTAAGGGGTAGGACCTGGTTGGAAAGCACATGTAACTGTGACCAAACCAGAGATCGCATCACCTGTTGTGATCTGTTCAACTCTGAACACACCACCAAGATAATCACCAGAAGTTACCATACCGACAGGTTGATTTGCACCACTTGAGGTTGTTATACCAGTCAATGCGTGGCCAACAACTAATGAACTATCGTAGATAGTAAAGAAGTCTCCCTTCTCAAGTCCACTGAAGTTAACTCCAAGAGAGTTGAGTGAGGAATATCCATAACCCAAATTAGTATTATCATTGAACTGAGACTTAAGAGTAAAAGCCAATCTTGGTAATACACTTGCAGAACCTGGCAACCATGTATTTATTCCTACAATGTCGCCAAAATCACCTTCCGCATCAACAGAGAATAAATCTTCTCTCTTAGTTGCATCTGACTGTACAATAACTGGAGGACTACTTCCTACTCTGTAACCGAATCCACCATCAGTAATGTTGATAGATGTAATTACACCAGCGGTTACGGATGCAGTTGCAGTTGCTCTATTGATAACTGGGTCTGCATAGAAGTTTGTAGTTCCAGAACCAACAACGATAACTCTTGTACTTGCAAAATCACCATAAGGTGTTTGAACAAGATCACGAATTTCATTAGGTTGAGTAACAACTCTCTTGTTCCAGTTTGCAAGGTCAAAGGAATAATAAAGATCACCAACTGTGGAAATACCAACATAGAAGTTATCAAAGAACTTAATCTTAGCAAAGTCAAAGGTAGCAGGGTGAACTGTTCCAGCAGGCAACTGTTGACTCCAAGGTTGCCAGAAGTTCTTATCGGTTGAAATACCAATAGTACCATTGTCACCTACAACGATGAATTTATTACCATCATAGATGATGTCATTTAAGTCAAAGACAGTATTACTTGTCTTATCTCCCCATCCTGTTCCATCATTAGATGCAAGAATTACACCACCATTACCAACGGCAACATATTCTGACTGTCCATAACAAACCGCATTTAGATTTTGTAATGTTCCTGAGAATTGACTGAACGCATCTGCGGTTGTAAGACCAACTGCACTAAAGATAGATCCAGCAGCACCAACAGCAACCCATGTGTTTCTACTTCCTTCCCAGATAACATCATTGAAATGTCCTGTGTAGGTACTGTCTAGTGTTTGAACTTGACCAATAGCAGGTATTTGTCTCTGTTCTAGTAGATTGATAGGAGTCCATGAACCGATACTGTTACCGATTGAAACTCCTCTTGCCATAGATGCAAACTCACCCACAGCCATAACATTTACATTACCAGTTGCACTGTTACCAACAGACACACCATTGAATGTGATAGTTCCACCAAATCCAATTCTACCTCTCTCCCAGAATGTTCCACTCTTAGTGTTCATGTAGTAACTACTTGCACCAACAGCGACATATGGATCTTCTTTGGTGATCGATTTAAACTCAATAGATGATGTAATACCAGTAATCGAATCAAACTCCCAAGCAAAGATAGGATCTTTACGTTCAATCAATGCACTGGAAATTGCAACGGTTGGATTTGAGATTTTATATCCAGTTCCTTCATCAACTATATTTAAAGAAGATATACTAGATGATGTAGAAACAATAGATGTAACAACGCCTGGAGAGATCTCACTATCCTCAAAGATTTGAACATCTCTCTCAGATTGAACTAACAAATCAATCGCATTGAATACAGGGAAAGCATTGTTGACATAAATTTTGTCATCCAACTCCCCAACGTTCTTAATAATTCTAGTTGTAGGAAGAACCTTACTCTTCAAGCCTGGTCTTGCTTTCGAGATTAGAACACCAGAGAGAATTTGATCTTGTCTTTGCTTCTCCCAAGAAAGTGGTCTTTCTGCAGCGGTGTTAGTGTCAATACCGATACTATCGTAAGAGAATGTTTCAAGAACATCGGAAGCAACGATTCTCTTACCTGTTCTCGCAAACTGATCAATGTCAGCAGGGTTGAGTTTGTTCTCTTTGATTTGAACAATATCACCAGCCTTAACAGATGAAACTGGTTCAACAGTTTCAACGTCTCTCGCAGATCCTCTAAAGTAGAATACAGAACATTTAGAATTTGGTTTTGGTGCTTCAGAGAAGATGACTCTACTACCCTTAAATGTATAAGAAGACTGTGGAGTCTGTAAAATATCATTGATGTAGATAAAGATATTGTTTGTGATATCCATATCACTACCAGGCAGAGTCTTAAGACTTAAGATTTCAGTAACACCACTGGTTGTAACAGATAATGTGAACTTTGTACGAGAACCATTGAAGAATGAAGCGATATCATCAAACAGAATAAATTGGCCTGGATAGAATCCTGAGAATGTATCATTCTCAAGTTCTTGGACTGTTAATTGGAATTCAGTTAAAACACCAACTCTAGGGTTAGTTGCAATACCAGAAACAGTTAGAACCTCATCAACTTTGTATGCTGTACCTTCTTCACGAAGCTCAAATTCACCAATGTTTCCGTCTACATTAATACGGAAGTTAACAACTGCATTTGTTCCGAGTCCAGAATTACCAGAAATGTATTCTAAGTCTCTATTAAAGTATCCAGCTGGTTCTGTAATATCAAGGAATACTGGTTTGTCAATTCTACCGCCTCTCTTGAAGAGTGCGATTTCAGTTGTAAGTCCAGCATTCACTCTAAACTTACCAGCGTCAATTTTTTCAATGACATCAAATCCAGAGAATCCAATCTCATTAGAAGCAGCGACTCTCTTACCCTGTTGTGAAATACCACCTCTTGCATAGTTGTGATCTACTGTTGAGATACCAACATTTACAACGTAAGTGTGATCGTCAATAATCTTATCAACAAATGTACCGCCAGCTGCGAAGTCCTCACTACTTGGAGAGTTGTTTCTAAGCCTAGGTGCAAGAATAACACCTTGAATCTTACCACCACCATTATAGAAACTAGGTGTTGTTGAAGGTCCTACTTGAATCTCAATATTTTGATTATCAATAACTCTATTAACGATTGAACCATTGTAATAAGGATCACCACCTTTAGGATATACATGCGCTGTTGCATAACCGTCCTTAGAACATGTGAAGTATATCGACTCATTCTTCAACTTGACATTTCTAGGAGCCCCAGCTGCGGTTGTAATACCATGAGCAGTAGGTAAGAACATAGTCATGATACCTACCACATCATTATAATCTGCATGGTTGATGTTGTACTCTACTCTAGTAGAGACTCCAACGTTTACAGTTACGTTGTTTGCAGTTACAGCAGTTGGATATAGAGATGTATTGTGTGCAGGGTCAGTAACACGAGGATATGCGTGTTCAGTAGAGTTCTGATCCATTGTGCATGTGTACACAAATCCATTTGTCGCCAAACCTACAGAAGTTGTAGTTGACAATCCATGAGACGAATCAGTCGTCATAGTTACCAATCCACTATTAGGATCGTAAGTAGCGTTACTTATGTTGAACTTAACTCTTGATGTAATACCAACATTCATTGTGAATGTGTCAAGAGTTGAAGAAACAATACCAACCTCTACATCGTGAATAGGATCAGTGGTTCTAGGATATGTGTGATCAGTTGCATAGTTATCCTGAGCACATCTCCATGTGTAAGAGTTAGTAGAAAGACCAACTGTATCTCTTGCAATCAACAGTGAATCTAAGTCTGCATTTTCAAAAGTATGAATATAATTACCGCCACTGATAACTGAACTTGTACCAGCAGAAACAAAGATGTGTTCTGTTTGATTAGATGATTTACCTACATCCAGAGTGATAGTAGTATCTGTTGTAGAAGTAATCTTAACAGAAGTGTTATAAGCAGGATCTGGACCAGATATACCACTTGCCCTTGGGTAGAAGTGATTTGTCGCATGATTATCTAAGGCACAAGTGAATTTGAATCCCCTTGTTTTGAGTTTTACACCAGTTCCTTTTTTCAGTGTATGAGACCCAATATCTACAGTCATCAACCCTGTAAATGGATCATAAGATCCACTTGTAGGATCGTGATAAACAAGAGGTGATGTTCCTACATTGACACTAAAGTTAGTTTCATCAATACCTGTTACAGATAACCACTTTTGATCTGATGGATCTTTTGCTCTTGGGTAACTCTTGACGCTCTGTCTCTGATTCATCAGACATCTGAATCTGATAGAATCTCTCTTAAAGTTGACTCTATTACCAGTAATCATTCCATGAGATTGATTAGTGGTGACTGTCATAATACCACTACCAGCATCGTAGGTTGCAAACTGAATTCTCTTATCGTCGTATGCACCATTAAGACCATGAACGTTGGAGAACACAGTCATAATACCTGTGTTAGGTGTATATGCAGCAGTAGCAATACCGTAGTTTACGATTGTGGATACACCAACATTAATTGTGAGTGTGGTTGCTGACGTAGAACCGATACCCACAGAAACGTTACCACCAATAGGATCGTAGGAACGAGGATAAGCATGTTCTGTAGCATGATCGTCTCTGTCACATGTGAATATAATAGAACCTGTATTGATACCAACAGTGTTTCTAGCTTTCTTAAGACCACCAGTGGTTGCACTCTGGAACCAGTAAGCATTTACAATAGTAGATACACCAACATTTACAGAGAATGTATTTACACCAACATGATAAATTGGTAACCACTCATTCAAGAATGGATCAGAGTATCTTGGATATGCCTTAGTTGCAGTATATCCATCTTGATCACACTTGAATGAAATTGATTCCAAATCAAACTTGACATATTCACCAGCAACAAAACCATGATTAGATATGGTTGGTTCTAGTACACCAGTACTAGAATTATACGTTGCCGTCGAAATTGTATGAGCCGAATCATTGATATAAGAGTGTCCAGCACCCACTGTCATTGTCAACTCACCTGTTGCAGGGTTGTAGACTGATGTGGAGATACCACGTTCTCTGATTGTAGATACACCGACTCTTATTTCAAAAGTGTCAGTTGTTACAGAAACGATACCAACATTAAGGTTGTTGATAGGGTCTGTAGGACGAGGATATGCGTGAACAGTTGCATAATTATCTTTAGCACACTTGAATGATATTCCACCAGTTACAACACTAACTTTTTGAGTAGGTCTTTGAATTGCACCAGTAGTAGAATTTTGATACCAGTATGGAGTGTAGTCACCACCACCAGTGATCATTGCATCTGTACCAATGCCAGACAAATTATATGGGTAGGCACCACCAGCAATAACAGCATCTACCGCAACACCCTGATTGGGAACAAAAGCGTACATCTGTGATGAAGTTGTAGGTCCTACATTCACAGTAAAGAGTGTTCCAGCAGCACCAACTAAGGTTACAGTTTTTTCGTAATATGGGTCACTTGGTCTTGGATAGAAGTGTTTTGTTTGATAAAAATCTTGGTCACATTTGAATACGATAGATCCAGGCTTAAATTTGATTGACTCTCCAACTTGGAAGTCATGAAGTCTGTCAAGAGAGACAGTCATGATACCACTCTGAGGAGTGTATGCAGCAAATCTAATATTGTACTTAACCTCTGTGGTGATACCTACTTGAGTTGTAATTGTGGTTCCAGCAACACCCAAAATAGGAACAGCAGTATCGTAAGTAGGATCTTTGGATCTTGGATAGTATTTTACAAGACTGTTTCCGTCAGCATCACAAGTAAATCCTAGTGATTCTGGTTTGAATTTGAAAGTTTGTCCCGATATTAGATCATGAGATCCAATACTCATGGTCATAATACCTGTAGAGGGTGTGTAGTCCGCCCCAGACACGGTGTAATCTATTCTAGTTGTGATACCAGCAAAGACTTCAAAAGTGTCTCCTGTGACGTTACTGATAGGAACCCAAGTATTGCTTAAAGTATCAGTAGTTCGTGGGTAATATTTGGTTGTTGTAAATCCATCAAGTGAACATTTCCAACCTATAGAATCATTTGCAATTAAAACTTGATCACCATTTGAGAATCCATGAGTAGGAACAGTGATAGTCAAGATACCCACAATCGGGTTGTAGTTAGCAGTTGTAAGTGAATGTTGACTAGGTCCTGATAAACCATGACCAGCCGATGTTACAATTAATGAACCAGTAGTGGGAGTGTAATCTGCATTAGTAGGAGTTAACGATCCACCACCAAGAATATTGACTGCATCAGTAACAGCACTATCAAAGATGTGTGCATAGTCTCCACCAGTCTTAATAGTCTTATCATCAGAACTTACATATGTGTGTGCATAATCACCGCCTGCGAAGGTAGATGTTGCAGTTGCACCGATGAAGGAGTGTGTATAAGGTCCTCCAGTAAGTAATGCGCCATCTACTGCACGAATAAAAGTATGATCATAGTCACCACCGTAAACTAAAGCACCATTGATTGCTTCTGAGAATAGGTGAGTATATTGATCTTTAGGAGGTGCAGCACCAACATCTATTGAAAGTGCAGTACCAGCATAACCAGTAATAGGTAGAGATGTATCGTATGCAGTAGATCTACTTCTTGGATAGTAATGGAATCTAGAACCATTGTCTAATGAACATGTAAATGCAAGACCAGATAATATAACATCCTTAGCCACTTTGTATCCATGAGGTGCAGCAGTAGTAACAGTCATAATTCCTGTTACGTTATTGTACTGAGCAGTTGATACACCTAATGAAGGGTCGTAGTCACAAGTAAATCCAATACCAGAAAGTATTACACAATCATCCTCTGTAAGGTTGTGTCTATCTCTAGTAAAGATAGTTGCAATACCAGATGTTTGGTCGTATTCTGCACCACCAACACGAACAGATGGAGCACTTGCAAATGTGATTGCAATACCAGTTACGTTCACAAAATCATCAGTCTCCAATCCATGACCTTCGTAAGGTATGAATGAACCAATACCAGCACCTACATTCGCAGTATGGATACCAGTGGTTGTCATTGCAACACCGATATTTACTTGAAAATTAAGTGTACTTGTTACACCTACAACACCAAAGTATCTGTTTACATTTGAAGGGAATATAATATCACCAATTCCAGTACTAAATGCAATACCAGCTAACTTAACAACATTAGAAGTTGTCAATCCATGAGCAGATGCTGAGGTAATCGTAGCGATACCAGAAGTAACGTCATAATCGACTGCATTTATATTCTTTTCGTCGCCACTCTTGTTACCAAATGCAGTAACAGTTGTAATACCATTTACAGGAGTTCCTTCAAGGAATCCAACAGTCTTAGGAGCAAAGAATCCTGTTCCTCCTTCAACAATAGTGAAGTTGGTAACGATACCCGCTTCGGCTCTGTTTACAACACCACCACCAAAATATTGATGTGGAAATGTAGAGACACCAACAAAAGCTCTGAATGTATTTGTAGTGTGGCCACTGAGAACATCAAAACCAATAACGTTTCTACCTTCCATGATTGCGGTATCAACGCCTGCTTGCACTAATCCTCCGCTAACATAGGTCAGTGGTTGCGTGCTGACACCACAATCTACCAATACATTATTAGCATCAATTACTTCTACAATAGGATATGCGTCTTCTCTGAATAGAGTTGTAGTTATGCCATTTGTAATTTGAACTTGTTTTACAACTAAGCTTTTACCACTGTTAGTTGCAGTTCCAATATAGTGACCACCTGATACGCTAACAGTTGCAATACCAGTTACATAATCATATCCAAACGTGTTAATATTTCTCAGTGCAGATATAGCAGTAAATGTAAATCCAGCACCTGTAATTCTAACTAAATCATTTTCAACAAATCCATGAGATGTGCCACCAGTAACAAATGTACAGATACCTGTAAACTGGTTGTAATCCGCTGTGGAGATGGCAACTGCCGATCCAGCAGATGTACCCATCTGTGCAGTAATACTTGCACCAAAACCTTGTGAAGCCCTTACAGTGACCACTGGGGACTCTCTATATCCTTGACCCTTTCCTTCTAGTTGAATAAACTGAAGACTACCTGTTGATCCCACACCAACTCTTGCTGCAGCTTTCAGGGGTAAGTAATATCCTGAACCAGTTTGTAATCCAACTTTATTAATTCTTCCAGCTCTAGGAACTCCACTCAGGAAGTTAATCTTATTATCTGCATTGTCAACAACTTCAAAATCAAGACCAGGCGTTTGAACAACATTGTTAATCAAGATAAACGGATTGTTGTTAATGTCAACACCTGTGTTTACACTGTTGTATAAAGAAGTGACCACACCAAGGTTTTCAGACAAGTCAAACTGTGTGCCTGCAATACCTGTAAATTCTAGAGAAATATCATCAAGAATTACGTTCTTATCTTTAGGATTGAATGGATCTAATTTTCTAGAGAATAATCTACCAGAAAAAGAAGAACTAGTTTTTAATCCAATAGGTCCTGCTTGACCATATGGTGCATCAGTAAAGAAGATGTTATCATCAACGATGTTATAGTCACCAGTAAAAACAGAATATGCAGTACCAACACCATGAGAGGTAGAAATAGTACCAAAAGCACCCCTTTCCACAACAACCTGAGATTGTGTAGATGTACTGAACACTGGATAGTATCCTACTCCAGTATTAAAGATAATGACGGAGGATATTGTTCCAACACCACTAATTACAGGAAAGAACACACCCTCTGTTAAAGGTGTGGTTGTTCCGTCGATTGTAATTTGTGGAGGATCTGTTGCAGCGTACCCTGCACCACCGTCTAAAACTTCAACTTGGACTACTCCATACAATGAGTTAAAAGACGGTCTTAGTAGAGCTCCTGCTCCTGGCGTGACTCTTGTTGACATTTAATCGTCTTCCTCAGATAATGTTAATAGAACTGCTGCAATAGACTCTGGTAACACCAGTACTATCACGCACTATACTAAAGGTTAAAATATCATCATTTGCCGTAGACGGCGGAGGGTTGCCTCCAACCCATTTAATACCATTGGCGATTGATGCACCGTTTACTTTGCATGAGTCACCATATGTGTATCCAATTCCAGAGTTGTTGATGAGTGTAACTGTTGATGCTTTACTATTATCAGAGTTGACATTAGTAAAGTTCCAAGAACTAACGGATGTAGTTATACCACCAAGAACAACTGTTCCTTGTGATAAGTCAAATGTGAAAGTACCGCCTGCACTTACAGTCAACTGATCACTAAAGTTTCCTACAACTTTCTCTGTAATATCAGAGTTAAAGTTGACCTGATCCATCAGTGTACTTGCACCACTTACTTGGATATCTCCTCGTACATCCAATCTACATCTGGGAGCAGTAGAACCAATACCAGTATATGCTTCATTAGTAACTACAAAAGATTTGTTGTCAGATATATCTGCATCGGATACTCGCAATCCATGTCCATTGCCTTTTGCGACTGCCCAGATAGTTGGTCTTTGATTTGAGAATGATGCAACTTCTAGTTGTGATGTAGGTAATGAAGTTCCAATGCCGACCATACCGTCTGCTTTGATTCGGAACATCGTTGCAGCAAATCCAACTTCAATAGGACCATCTGTGATCGCACCAGGCTGTTGAATTGTTATCTTACCAATATCTGCATAACTTGACGTTACAACACCAGTTGTGTTGATATCAATATTACCAGTAACGCTCGATGCCATACCAGCAAGAACAGATGTCGATGCAATACCAGCATTTGTGGAATACCCAGCGGTACTAGCGAAAGAAACAAAACTTACAAGGTTTGCACCATCTCCGAAAATATCGTATAGCTCGTTGAAGTTATCATTTATCTTAATAGTCCCTGCCAATAGGGTATCGCCCGTCCCATCATTAGGAGCCGAACCAGTACTAATCCCTTGTTTAGACATTACTTAAAAACGTTTTTTCTTTATTTATAGTTAATATGGAGGGTTATCATCGTGAGTAGCAAATGTGCTGCCACATTTAGTCACGGTTGAGTTAACTCTCTTAGTATCATAATAGAAATCAGTATCGACTGTACTGTTTGCCAATGCAGATCTTGACTGCACAAATGTAGTGTCTCCAATTTGATTAATTTTAATCAATTCATCATCCAGTCTGATGATGTCTCCTTTAGAAAGAGAACCAATACCAACACCGATTGCAATACCCTGATCAGTTGTTCCAACTGGGACAGAGACCTGTACTCCCAATTTCTTGTTCTTGATAGGAGTTTGAATAATATTATCAATCATAATCAAGGCCTGTTTGTTTGGATCAGCAACCTTGAGTAAGTGAGTTCCAGTTCCTAGACCTGTAAATTGGAATGGTAATGATGTAGATAAACCAGAGATTCTGAACTTAACATCATCAACCTTTTGAACAAACAATTCATTAGGCATTACATCTGTTCCAAGTTCAACTGGACTTAAGAAGATATTATCAGTAGGTGTACTACCACCAACATATGTACCAGCAATAGAGATAACGTTAGTAGAGGCATACCCAGTACCGCCATTTATAACATCAATATTAGTAACATCCAAGTTACCATCTCTAGTGATACTGAATACGCCACCAGAACCAGTTCCATCATTTGTCGATGGAACATTAAGATACGATGTCTGAACACCTGTTCTTGTACCAGTAACTTTTGTAACTGGGAATGTAAGATCATTAGCAGGGGTTGCACCACCTAAATGAGTTCCAGCAATACTTACATTGTCTCCAACAAAGTATCCAGCACCACCAATAGTCAAAGTAACTGCTGTAGATATGCACAGTCCTGTAGTTTGATTAAAATCAAACTTAACTTGGAATCGTGCATCTTGACCTCTAGTGGAGATGCCAGGCAATCCACCATCAATATTTCCAAATCCATAGATCCTAAACAAGTCGCCTGGTGGGTTAGCAGTGACTGCGGTTCCTGTAACAGGACCTGGGATCTGAACATTATATCCATTTTCAAACATTGCACTACCACCGATACCAGATGATCTGGCAGCCATGATGATGTCTTTAGTTCCTGTGGTATGAGATGTAGTTGCAATACCAATCTTAGAACCACCTTGAGTATCAAGAATTACAGTCTGTCCAGTTTGGAAGTTATGATTCTGGATACTAATGATATTTAATGCAAGATCAACATTAGCAGTTGCCGCAGAATTGTATGACTTCTTGAATACGGGTTCACCCCCAACAGAGAGTGAGAACTGTTTACTACCAACTAGTGTTCCTGATCTATTATGAGTACCATTAAAACCAGCGGAGATATCATCTAAGTTCAAGACTTTGTTAGTCTTGTTCATAATGAAACTCTTAATTGGTCTGCCTTCTGGGAAGAAGATTCTCTGTATTGAACCATTATCCAACTGATCGTCCTCAGTTACCATGGCAAAGTTGGTTCTCTTACCCAAGTAAATCTCATTATCAATGTTCAAGATGAGATCTACCTTTGTATCTACAGCCTTAACCTTCATATTGTTGGACTTAGCAATACCAACATTTACAAGATCTAGTGTAGTTGCATCTTTCTTAGAATCACTTTCAATAATCAAGTCCGAGAACTCTAAGAATCCTGATGGATGAACAATAGATCTTACTGACTCTTTCCATGTGTTATATGGAAGTCTACTCTTGATTGAGTATGAGAACTTTTGGAAGTAGAAGTTATCCGATAATCTTTGACTGAAATCGTTGAGGATTCCAATGTTCATGTCATTCTTAGTAACCTTATCTCTAGTAACGCCGAGAGTTGTTCTAACACTAAATCTGTTTACATCTCTTACGTTACCTTTTAGACCAGAAACTTCACCAACTAATGTGTCACCAGATCTGAGAGTTCCGATAGTGTCTCTCAATCTAAGTTGACTAATCTTACCTTGCCAACCACCTTCTGCAACAAATCCCTCAAATCTATTGGATGTAACTTTTTCACCAGATAGGAACTTAGCATCGTCAATGATTGTCATGTTGAACTTCGCCATATCATTGAAGTTCACAATAGATCCTAAAGTGAAGTCATCATCATAAGAACCAAGTGTGACCGTAGAAATGCCAGGAGCATTTCCCATGTCAAATGTAACAGTTGAATTTGTGGTATTAATCCCAGTTACGGTATAGAACGCAAAGTCATAAACATCAGAGTTGAAGTTACCTTCTCCATTTGCAAGTGAAGCTGGTTTGATTCTACAGTTCTCAACAAATACCTTATCACCAACATTAAATGGTAACTTGACATCTGTAGATCCATAGCCTGTTGTTACGGGAAGATTGAACTGTGGATCTAAAAGAAGTTCAACTGTAACACTTGTACCACTATGAGTGATAGCATCAATGTCATAACCATTGGAGTTGTTTGTTGTAATGACACTAAGTGGTTCAGTGAATTCAAAAGCATTTTCTAAGATGTCAACTTTATCAACTGATCCACCTTTAACAGTCGCAACAATTTTTACTCTGTTATTACCACGAACTGCAAGTGTGGGAGGTTGGTTGTATCTTGTACCACCGTCAACCACTTGAATCTCATCCATTCTTGCAATACCGCTGATATCAACGATTGCAGGGACGCTTAGGAAGGGAAGTAGAGTAGGATCAGTAGGATAGTCAAATCCATCTTTGATTCTTTCAATAATGTCAATTTGACCAATCTCAGGAGATGAAACTTTGACAATACCATCTTTACCTTGTGTACTAGCAAAACCAATGACTCTAGGAAGAATAGTGTATCCTTTGCCTGGAAAATTAATCTTGGTAGATTTAATAGGTCCTCTAGCATTACTAGAAGCAGTGCTATATGTGATTGTACTTACACCAACTCTGGATATGAGTCTTTGAGGTGCAGTTGGTTTTTCCTTCAAGTTAAAGGTAAATGCCTTATCATCTTTTCTGATAATTTCATGATCAGTCTTAAGAACGACATTTTTAAATGTTATGTTGTTTCTACCTGTAACATCCGTGTCAGAAGATCCATATGTCTTTCTAGCATCAGAAGGAACAACAGGAGTCAAGTCATAGAAGGTCTTTTTAGGCCAATCAGTGTTTGTTGTTATCTTAACTGTAGAACCGACGTTTCCAGAGATACCATCTCTTATGATGTTGAATCCATCATCATTAGTTCCACTAACATCAAGCCTTTGAGTGAAATTAAGATCTCCAAAGAAATCAAGTTTCATATCCAACAAACTTTGATCCGAAACATCAAAAGTGATGATGTTACCAGTTATGAACTCTAATGGAGGATTAACCTTAGCAATAAAACTTGGATTGGTTGAAGTTGGCGTTGTTATAGTTGTAATCGCTACAGGATTAGATTCAGACACATCAGACTTGTATTTACAGAGTTTGATGTTATCAATATCTTCTCTAAGCACAAAGTAAGTCTCATTATGTACTAATCCACCAATAGTGTTGCCATTATCGTAATAAACAACTTTATCACCACTTTGGAAGTCATCATCTGCGATATTGAAACTTCTTAAGTCCGCAGTGAAATCAGACTTGGAGAATCCAACTTTTGCAGTTGTAATCTTAGCAACAACTGGATCATACCTAAGTTCAACAGTTTCAGCAGATTGTGGAAGTGCATCCAGTGTAATAATGTCACCAGTCAATAATTCGTGTACAGAACTAACTCCAACTTCTCCAAAGAACCTTTCTACCTTACTTGTAACTTTAGGGAAGTTGGTGGTAAAGGAATGTGCAAATCCAGCGTTTGAAGCAACACCATAGAACCAAATTGCATTACCTGTGGTGGGAATACCAGTTGTAGATAATCCAATGTAGTCTTGTTCAAAGTTAATTACATAAACACTACTATCGTTAACTAGAACCTCGGTTCCGACACCAGATGTAGCACCAGCAGAAACTTTTGCCCATACAAGAGATGTTCCACCAATACCCATGTTGTAAGTCAACTCTTGACCTGTAAAGAACGTATGTCCCTTAATAAAGATTCGTTGTTGAGGCACAAACCTGTTTTCGATGGTTTGTGATACAGCTGTGGATAATCCTGTAAGAGGAATACTGTAATGTGTGCCTGTAGAGCCAACACCGACTGTTTCTCGTGGATTAAAGTATGTGGTGCTGTTCTCAAAGGTAAATCTAGTGACAGTTGAATTACCAACAGGGAAAGAGAACTTAGTTGGTTTTAAAACAATGTTATTAGTGCCAACTGCGTGGGTCATTGCAGCACCAACGTAGTTTTCTCTGTTTACGAACAATCTAGAGAACCTTGAGTCAATATTGGTAACTGTCATGTTCTCCGTACCAATACCAATCCTATCGCCAGGTTCAAACCCTCTTACATCAGTAACAAAGATGGCAGTGCTAACACCAGTGGTATTAACGTTATCTAAGAATTGAGAAAGACCAGATGTTCTAGTAATAACGCTAACTTTGCGGATACCATTGAACTCAGTAAAGTCCGCAGTGCTAATACCACTTAAAATTACAGTTTCACCACTTGCAATCTCATGAGGTATAGTTGTTACACCAGTAATCGTTTCTTTGGTCTTAACTAACTCAGTTCCACGGAAAGTAGTAACTCCAATCTCCACTTTATCGACAGGTTTACCCAGAACTGATCCAATAACAATATTTGCTCCAGTTCCGTTAGTTCCACTATTATCAAGTTCCAATACATCATTAACTTTGTATCCATCACCTCTAGAAAAGATAGTTACGGAAGAAATACCAGAACTCTTTGTTTTGGTGACTTCAAATTCTTGTTTTAGGGCATCCTTGACATCATCAATCAATTCGTAGTCAGAATTACCATAAGAGAGATAATATGGTGCTACGTTTCTTGTAATTTCTCTAGATGCAATATCAATGTCTTGATTGAAGAAAGTTGTGAAGTTTTCTTCGATTGGACTGTCCTTAAATGATGAACCAAGTAAATATGGGAATTTTGGTTTAGCAACTCCACTAGAATCAACATCTACACTGTAGAAGTAAGCATATGATCCATCGGGGTACTGTGGTGTCACACAATAACGCCCACCATGCACGTCAAGGTCTCCAGAGTTGTCAAAGAGGTAATCATTGGTGAAATACCCAAAGGCAAAGCCAGGAGGTCTCAGACCCGATCTCGGAGTGGTGTCAAGAATGTATCCTGACTGCAATCTTCTAACGGCTCCTCCAGTTGGGGTTTGATATCCATAAGGACCATAAATTGGATTACCGTCGTAAGCAAAACCGAGTATAGGGGAGTGAAAAGCATTGGGAGTCTCTAGATTACCAGAATCGATATTGTCTCCAAGCTGGAATCTAAGTTTTTGTGGTGGATAGATGCCTATTGTCTGTAATTGGAAGGCAGGGTTTGTACTTGGTTTAGTAAGTAGCGAATCTTCATCACTAATAATGGCATCGTTCTTCTGAACTTGGTTAATCTTCCATTCACGAACATTTGCAATGAACTTTGCAGATTTACCTCTGTTTTGTAGATCAAGTGTAGTATCACCTGATTTATAACCGATACCACCGTCGAGAACTCTTACACCAGTAATCTTATCACCAGTGATGACTGGTCTGATGTCTGCAAAGTCGCCTGTAGGACTGTAGATGACGATATCAGAGTCTTTACGGTATCCTTTACCAGAAGCAAGGATTTGAACGTCTACGATCGATCCTTCAATGATGATTGGTTTGAGAAGTGCTTGATAAACAACAGTGGAGATACCAACATCGGGTCTTCTGTGGAAATCCATGATGTTAGTACAACCATAACCAGTACCACCCTCTTCTAGGTAAACACTTTCGATTTCACCAAGAACCAAAGGTGAAAACTCAGGTCGAATGGCAGTTGTACTACCGATAGCAGATAAACTTTCAACATTAACAATAATGGGAGGATATTTGAAGGTATGCTTACCAGAACCAAATCCACGAATGACAGTTGGCTTGTTTTTGTTATAATTGGTAAGATTTCTTTGTGTAGTAACTCCAACATCACATAATCTAAATCTATTATTGTCAATTACCTTAACTGCATATTGTGTGGTTGTAGAAAGACCACTTGCAATAATTCCATCCGAAGAATACTCAACAATTTCACCATTATTGAAGTTATGATTAAATGCAAGAACATAATCGTCTGATGTGCTAATACCTGACTGTGCATCACCGTTAGTTGGTCTACCTTGAACGATGACTTTCTTGTTTGAGTAACCAGATCCAGAATTTTTTACATAGATCCTAGTAATTGTGTTTTTCGCTTGCACCGTCGTAAGACTGTGGAAACCAAAACTAATATTTCCAATATTTACGGTATTAATGCCTGCCTTTGCATCTTCAGGTGTTTTATGTAACTTAACCGTCTTCTCATCGATAACACCAGCATAATATGTTGAACCATCAACGATATTGACAATAGGAGTGTTACCTCTTGCATCATAAATGATGCCTTCTCCAGATTCAAAGTTATGTCTCTTTTGGAAGGTGATACTTTCGTCAAATGTATTAACAGATGTACCATCAGCCTTGAAGTTAGCTACAATACGACCTCTGACTAGGTTAGACTCAAGAACGGCACCAGTTCCGTTACCACCGATAACAGTAATCTTAGGTTTTTCCTGATATCCGATGCCAGGAGTAACTAGTTTAACCTCTCTGAATGATCCAGAGACATTAGCATGAGCAAAAGCACCACTTCCCTGTTGATCGTTGATGATGAGTGGAGGTCCTGTGATAACATCATAATCTTTACCCGAATTAGTGACTTTAACTTCTGTGATGTCACCGTGGAAGATCTGTTCATCAAAAACAGTAGGAGGGAATAGTTCAACACCGTTTGCTAACAGTCCAACTGCTCTGTTATTAATTTGTCTCTGGTTCTTATCGTCGAATAAAGTCTGTTGTTTGTAATTAGGATACTTTCTAAGAATTTTTTGGTTTTTAAGAGTTTTGTTCTCCCATCCCGACTTATAGATGAACTGTCCAGAAGTATCAGTCCTAACAGCAATGTATTTTTTAGCAAATACATCAGAACCACTATATGACAAGTAGAAGTCAGTTTGGTTGATAGCAGTTACAAAGTAGATACCAGTGCTGATACCACTATTGGTTGAATTGTCCCAATAAACCTTATCACCAGTTACATAGTTGTGATTTAGGAGTTGATTAGTGTTTGATCCTAGACTGAATGAGGAGTCGTAAGACTGTAGGGTATAAGTAAACCCACCACCAAGTAAAGGTGTCCCAAAACCGTCCACAACCTCCACTGAGGAACTTTTTGTAAAGACCTTATTATCAGTTGCAAAGATAGGATAGTTAGGTAGACCAGAAGAAGTGATATAGAAGAATTCTTCGTTCTTATCTAAGTAACTATTATGAACTCCAACAGGAAATTCATCTACGCCTGGGAAATAGTCTGAGTTGTGAGATGCTTTAGTAACTGTTTTTGTAATTACATTTGGATTGACTGGAATTGCTGTGGCAGTCTGAACAACAACAGTATTTGCATAGACCTTAGAAGTATTGCTTGCGTCATACTCAATATCCTTAACTGTAATAAGAGAAGACTCTCCATTTTGATTTTTGATGACTAAAACTTCGTCAACGTAGAAAACAACAGAATCAAAGATACTAATTCTGTAAGTATTGACGTTTACCTGACTAACTTTAGAAATATTATGACTGGAAGGAATATTATAGATCCAGTTATTGAATTGTGGCTTTTGCCCTAAGTCTGTACCGAATGAAAGCAACTTAAGACTGTCACCAATTTGCATATTGGTGGATTGACTTGCATCTGCATTATCAATGACGTTTACAAGTCTAAATTGCATTATAGATGTTTGGCCAAAACCAGCATAAGCGTATGCAAGTTTATTTTCAAGAATATCTGCACCAAATATCAAGTCAGTAGAGATTCCAGAAACGCCTAGGAACTGATTAATAGTTTTATCGTTATAACTGACGTTTAGGAAGTTAGAACCCTTTGTAGGTCTTACAAGAAGAGTTCCTGACTGTCCGAATCCAACTGTAGAGTCAACTACAATCGTACTTGACGCAGCATTAATGATCTCAAGTGTTTTTGTCTTACCAGGCACTTGAAAATTGCCATCAAATGATGTAGAGTCCAATGACAACTCGAAAAAGTCAGTCTGGTTGATCGGTCTATACTCTACATTGTAGATTGAAGCACTTACAGTACCAATTCCAGCAACATCTTGGAATAAGAAATTACCAATAGATTCCAATGGTTGTCCACCGAAAAGGTTTTCAACTAAAACATGTTTGGTTTTGAAATATACGTTTGCAGACGGAGTTAGAGTACTATCAATCGGTTTGAGGAGTTCAATGTCCTCACCGTATAGAAGTTTGAAAAGAATCTGGTAGGAAGCGTCAGTTCCCTTCGACATGTAGAAGTCTTTTGCCCTAGTAAGGATGTTAGTAACAGATGTACCAGAGATAAAGTTTCTGTTTTCAAATCCAGGCAAAAATTCAGTCTTGAATTTTGAAAAGAATGTTTGTAGGAATAGATTGCTTAAATTTAAGACTACAGATCCACTTGGATGTGCAACTGACTCTGTTTCGTTGAACTGTAGGAACTCAGCATCATCGTCTTTTGATATTTGATCAATACCACTGAATCCTCTAGCACATTCCACAAAGGATGTGGCAGTTTTAGACTTGTAAGTTATAATCTCGTTTTCAATCTTCAACAAACCATAAGTATCTGGCCAACCAACTGTTGAAGCAACTTCAATTACGTCGTCACCAGCAAAACAAGATGCGGTAAGAGCGGTATTTGGTATTAAAGTCTCATTATTGAAGGCACTAATCTTTCTATACTCGGCAAGGTTGTTTGCCAAGTCAGTCATACCTGATTGATGTTCCTGAGACTGGTAATACAGATCTAGGAAAGACTGGAACAGTGCAGACTCTTCGTTAATGAACTCAGGAATCTGAGACTCAACTAAATGAGATATCTTTACTCTTTTAATATCTGTCATTTATCTTGTGTAGATTGATTCGCTAGCGTAACTAGATGTTGTGACGTAGGCAGTAGCAGATGTATTCTCACCAGAGGATACAACGTCAGGAAGTGCATTAACAGAACTGTTGGTAACGTCTAACTGTAGATAAAGATCTTTAAGAGCGATAACATCATTAGACTGAGGAATTGCCTCAACCTGTATCTGACCATTCGCTAAAGAAGTACCTGTTATATTTACCACATCAAGATTGATCTCTCCGTGAACGTAATCAATTGTACCAGCATCATTTTTGACGACTAAAGGTAGGTTGTTTTCAAGTTTAAAGAAAATGATCTTACCTACATCAGTTCCAGCGATAGGAATATCTCCCATGTAAATGGTTCCAGAGATATTACTTACGTTAAATCCTGTGGAACGTATTCCATATCCATTACGTTGTTTAAAGAACGCATTTCCATAACAAAGTTCATAAGTTGCAAAAGTATTGATCTCAGGAGTGATGTCCCTTCTCATTTTTACCTTTGTAATGTTAGAAGTAACACCCCTTGCAGAGTTATCAACCAATCCAACAATTTTAGAGTACTTAAATCTTCCACCAAAAGCATTGATATCAGATGATCGTGAATATGATGTCAAAGCCTTTGTTACAGATGTAACTAATTCAGTGGCATCTGAAAGTGCGTTACTATTGTAGTAGACAGAAGTGTCAACTTCAACGTAAAGATATTTGAGGTCAATAATTTCTGGTTTGATACCAGCAATAGAATATTGTTTAAGTTGTCTGGAGATATCGTCCTTTGTAATCTGTGAAAGGAAAGAACCATTCTTTGGTTTGATGGAAATGAACACTTTTCCATACTCAGGTGGATCAAGTTCCTCTCCACCGTAGGAGGTCACAGATTCAACGTTAGGATACACGAATGGAATTATACCTGTGTAGTCATTTGCCGTCACTGCACGGTATTGTGAGGAGTATATACGAGGTGCTAGGTATTTGATAGAACTAATGTCTTCAATATTGTCTCCATCAGCTGCTGCCTGTGAAGTTCTGACAACTGAGATGCCTGATGTTACCGATTGCCCTTGATCATCCTCCAAAACTCCGACAAATGAGAATTTTCTAGCTTCGTTTCCGTTCTTTCCATTTGTGACAATGTAATTTACGGTAACTGTAGCTCCAGCTGGCGGTCTTTTTCCTAAAATACCGTCTCCAAAGAGAAGTTCATACTGTTCATCTTCAATTTCTTGAATTAGGAAGAGTTTTGACGTAGCATCGACTCTTAAAATGTTATCATAGAGTGTATAAATCTCTTTTGTCGTAGATTCGACAATAACACGAATAGAAGTTGAGTCAATATTTGCGTTTGGAAGAATAAAACGTTGATTTGGTTGAGAATAATCAACTTGGAAAGTTTTTTGAAGGTAAATTCCTTCGTAAATGTTTAAATTATTAAATCTAGCTACATTAGTTTCGTCTGTTGTTGCAACAAAGTCGTCTGGAATCGAAAAAATGTAAGATCCACCTTGTTGAGCACCTAAGGCAACCTGTCCAGCCTTCAAAGTTACGATTCTAGTTTCATTGTCACCCATGTTTACTGAGAAATTGATGACTGCCCTAGCAGATCTAGTCGATCTAGGTACATATCCAATGTTTCTAGCAAGTGAAACAACGTTTTCTCTTAGAGTTGCACTGTCAAGGAAGCACTCATTGACTGCCATGTTAGTATTGTAGGCAGTAATGTAACTATTGTACGCTAAAAGATCAATTAGAATCGAAAAGTTAGATCCCTCAAAGTCAAAATCTGAGAAATCACTATTAGTTCTAAGGTAATCTTTGATTTGAGCTCGAAGATCAGCGAAGTCTAGGTTTGTGAATTGATTGAAGGACATTATATTCTAGTTGATTGAAGGATAAAGTCTACATTTTGTCTTGGAATAGTTAATCCAACGATATCGTAAGCAATAGTTATGTTTAAATTATTGGTATCAATAGGAACAGATATCTGACACTTAATATTATTGATTCTAGGTTCAAAGTTTTCTAGCAGAAGGTACAAATCATCCTCTAAACTGTAGGCCATAGCCTCATCAGCATTCTCAAATAGAGAATTTTCAATCTCACTTCCTAAACGTGGAGCATAAAACCTCTCTCCAAGCTTAGTTCTTACCAAATTCTCAACAGATCGCTTGATTGCATCCTCATTTGTCAAAGATCCAATGTCATCTGTGACAGGATGCTTTGCAAAACTAAGACTAATATCCCGAAAATACCTTTTCTGGACTAACGCTCTATCGATTTTGGACATTATTCACTCAGATTTTGTTTTCTTTTCTTATCATTAGTGTCATCGCCAACAACTTCACGCAACATATCGTCTGATTCTTCTGGTTTTTCGATAAAACCATCGTCAGGAATGGTGAATTGGGTGTTTTTTAACTTCATCTTGGACAAAATTATTATCATTATGTATTTAGACACAAAAAAAGACCCTTTTTAGGGTCTTTGAAAGAATTATAAGTTAATATCAACCAGCAGATAGTGGAGACTGTGATGAATTGGTGTTTGCGGCAGCCTTTTTGCGAGCTTGAGCGCTAACATCGTACTGACCTTTGACACTGCCGTCCTTAAAACCAGCGCTTTCTACATTCCTTGGTGACTTTGTAGGATCTGAATCCATAACTACTTTCCTTTTTTTCTTTTATTTATCAATTTGAGCCCGTAATCGGTCTGGAGAAATACCTTCTGAGAGGTAAAACTCCAGTCTGGATTGTGCTTCGTCCTTAGTAAGACCTGTATCTTGCTTAGGATTGTTTACACACCATCCAGAAGTACCCAATTCGACTACTTTGTACTTAGTATCCATTAGAGAATCCTTGTTTTTTCGTGTCCAACGCGAATCTTAGGATCAATCCAAATCTCCATACCAGCTTCTTTTGCATCTAAGCAGAAAGAAACGTCCTCTCCACACATATCTTGGACTTCTCCTGAGTCAAAGACTTGCATTTTAGGTGCAAACCAAGGATACTTCATCTCTGTATGTTCAAATACACCGTTCTCGATGAGCAACCAACCAAATCCAGTGTAGTCAACTGTGAAAGGCTTGCGACGACGAGAGATAGATTCAATGGTTTCGTGATTCATAACCCCACCATTCTTGGCAAAGTCCTCTTCTTCCAACCAATGTGCCACTGAAGTGGTCTTTCCATCCTCTGTGCAATACCAACCACCTGCAATCTGTTTCTGCATCCAAACCAAACGGTAGAACTTCTCTGTATCAAAGACGATATCAGAGTCAATCCAGAGTTGCCAGTCGTACTTGAGTTTACCATCCCAAGGAACTTGATCAGGTCCACGCAATACGTTTGCACCTAGGCACTTGCAACGTGCAAAGTTGACCATAGATGAGTAGTCTTGACTGATCTGAATAGAAGAACCATTCTGAACTAGATCAAAACAAAGTTGAACGAAATTCTTGAGGAAGATATATGACACGCCTCTGCCTGGTAGACAGAATACGATCGCTTTTCCTTTTGCTAATGCCTTCGCTTCCTCAAGATTAAAATCATCCTCGACTTTCTTAGTCTTGGGAGCGTTTGCTTTTACTGTAAATCCTTTAGCCATAACTTATTGTCAGTACATAGTAAGTATACCACGGTCAAATCAATTTGTCCATAGTGTTATATTATATAGTCACGAAATCAAAGGAACTCCTGACTATTACAGGGACCTAGAGGCATATGTTGATCATAGGCTTCTCCGTAAACCATGCTGTTGATTGTGATGTCGCCAGCAACGGATATTCTCTTTTCATCTGTTAACCAATGGGGGTAAACCGCATGATAACAGTCACTTGGAAAGAGTAATAGATGTCCCTCATTGTATTGTTTTTCTAATTTCCAGTTGACCTTACGAGTCCTACCTACAATATCACTATAGGTAAGTATAAAGTCCCCTGCCTCTGGGTGCATAGTATGTGGAACATGTTGTTCCTCTTGTGAATGATAAGGTATATTCAACCATGCCACAAAAGAAAACACTGAGTCATGATTATGTAATGCTTGATATTGTCCCCTACCAGTTTTATTCACCCAGAACTTCTGAAAGGTAAGTTCATGTATATGAGTTGTTTTGAGTTTCTCAGGAAACCCCCACTCTTCAATATACTCGTTTACTGCTTCGTTTAAAACTTCTTTCTGAAAGCGATTACCATCATCTATAAGCATCCACTGTTGATGTGATTGCTTTGGTTCATACTTCTCTATTAAAGAGTAGAGAAAATCTGTATGACTCTTTTCCAGTGTAACATCCAGAAACCCATAGTTGGGCGGATTAATCTTTTTGGTCTTCATTCTTAATCACTCGTATCTCTTCATGACGCAGAGAATCATCAGGATAGTGTTTAAAATATTCTGTTAAGTAATCCAGTTTATGTTTAATATCGCCTTCGGGAATATCTCTCATAATTTGAGACTCCCCAATATACACATTATAAGTATTCATCTTCCCATTCAGCAAGCATATCCTCTAAGTCTTTGCGAATGTCTGGATGATACAATAAATGTGTGTCGTTCTCTAAGCGGAACTGAACCGATTCGTAGATGTACTCTAGTGCCTTGGCATCCAATTCGACATTCATTTCGTAAGTTTGTTTCATTAAGTTATCTATACATTATAATTTTTCACGATACCTTCTACGACCAGTGACTACTTTCTCCATTTGGTTATCACTATAGCGAGTCGTATAATATCCCTTACTATCTAAGAGTTTCGCAGAGTCGTCCAACGCGGTAATTTTTTGAACCATAACGATTGTAAATAACTGATCAATCTTAGTGACTAACCATAAGTCTTTCCTCTTACAGTTTAAGAAAGTATTCAGAGCATCAACGCCGCCGCCTATAGACTCTGTAGTAATATGATTCGCGTTACTATGTGCTGCAACAATTACTACATCATGAGTGCCATCGAACTTATCACATTCATCTGACACTACTTCCCAGAAGTCATATGCAGAGAAATAGTCATATACCTTTCTAAGTCTGAGATTAGCCTTCTTTGCATATGGACATCTACTCATGCCATTAGAAGTGGGTTCCTGTAGATGAGCAATCCAATCATCGGTAAAGTCCTCCAAGTTATCAAGAGGGTGCATTAGAAAGAACTCTCCTCTAAACTAGTATCTCCCATAATGAGAGAGTACGACAAACTATCTGTATGATAAGACTTATAGATCCTGCCCCAGATAATATCAAACTCCTCCTCATCTAGATCCTTAAACAAACACTTGTCATCATAGTATATGTGATACGTCTTTAATTGTTTCAATTTCTTTTTACCAAGGTAAACGATCCATCGTCATTCGGAATCCATTCTAGCGTATCTCCTTCCTTCCAACCAGCCTCTTTGAGAAGTTCATCGGGGAGATTTAGAATACCATCCTCATCAACTGTTAGATTATACTTCATACGCATCAGTTTGTACTCTTCTAGTATAACATGACCTATGCCAGTAGTCAACCTATGAGGGCATTTTTATATACTGGAATTTTTTTAAATACGAATAATATATAGCTCTCGATTCTGGCTCGTTGTAGGTTAGGGACTTATCGGTTTTTATAACCCGCTAATAATATAAAGAAAACCCTGGCATATCCGCCAGCAGCAGGGGGTCTCCCCCTTAGACTGCCTTTGCTGCTTTGTTACCTGTGCCGATGCTCGCAGCGTGTGTTGCCATTCCAGCGTGCATGAAACTGCCTTTGGGTGCTGCATTGCTCCAAGCACGCCTAGCGGCAGTGGCACCAGCGTTAGAGCGCTTGAGCACTGTATAGGTGATTACTCTGCCAGTGCTGGTCTTTAAGCGTGTCTGCTGTTTGATGTTGTTTGCCATGTGTGCTTGTTTGTTGTTGGTCCTATTGTACATTAAAAAAGGGAGCATATCTGCCCCCTGTGTGCCAGTGTCTTAAGCGACTGCCAGTGATACTCCGTTAACGAAATCGGATGTAGCACCAGCACTAGTCACGAACCAGGACCAGTTCTTTTGAAAGACGCCATTCTGTCTGCCATCTGTGAACTCATTGATCAGAGCGTTTAAGCGTGATTTGGTTGTATTAGACTGCCAACCGCCATCGAAGAGGACCAGAGCATCGTTAGTGATAGTGGCGATATGATTGCCATGTAGTTTAACTACTGCCTCCATTTGATTTGTATCAGAGTTGAAAGCATTCTCTACAGTAGTATTAGAAGAGCGGAAGTCCTGGCGTGAACGGATTGCAGTGTTCATTTGAGTTTCGATCTTACGCATGATTGTTTGTTTGTTTGTTATGTACTTATTATAATAGCATGGCGGGTCGCTGTCAGCCAGCTCTGTGCCAGTTCTTCTAGTGGCACACTGAGCGCTTCTGCTTGGTTGACATTCTCTGGCAGTGCCCTATAATGGACCTATAAGAGATTCGGGGTAGGATCTATAAACTATTCGACACTGGTGCTGCTCCGCATTAATTGTTACAGCGTGTTACGGAATACCTATGGCACACTTGACGGGCCTTGTCTACCCTTATGTTGAGCAATGTGTCTTATGTGTGGTTATGAGGATTCGGGGCATTCTCGGTTGACTTATGAGCGTTTCCGTGTTATAATGCCCGCTTAGATGTCTATAAGATTCACCCTTATTTCGCTTTACTTAGTGATCTCTATACAAAACAGAAGTATATTTAATTAACCTTTTTTAATGATTCTCAAATGATACTTAAAAGAGACAATTAGACCCACTAAGTGTAGCAAACTCTCTCCTTATAGTTCATCATTTAGTTCATATATCTTTCTCTGAATTTGCTTTAGTTTAGCATAGATACTTCCCTGTCTATTTGCTACTGGTAGAGCATTGTAATTAGCAAGACTTTCTAATACTAACAACTTGATAAGTGCCATTTCCTCATTATCAAATAGAGGGGCACTTAGCATGAGGTTCGCTTCTTTAAGGGTCATACGATTCAACCTCGATTTCGATAGCATAGTCTGGGTAAGTTGTCTCTTCTACATTATCATTACTATCCGCTAATCTCTGTAGAAATGCTTCACTTGATTCCCTTACAGTTTCTTCGATTGTTATTACTTTATCCATCTAGACTGCCTCCTTAGTGTTATACTTACTAATGGCAATTTGTCCCAGATTCTCAACATATAGAGTCTTAACTCTCTCTCCATTCTTATCATTCAACTCTAGTAGTTTGTTCCAGTTCCAGTTACTTGGCGAAACACAGTTTGCTTCACTTACTGTAAAGTCTAATGTAACACGATAGCGAGTTACTGATTGTGATTGAGAGTCCATAAGAATGAGAGTGGTGGATTACATTTAATTCTACCAGATATTGCACTAATTGTCAACCAGTGGACGATATTTCCTCTACTACATTGTTATTTAGTGGGGAAACATTGACGATGATTGTGATTACTTAAGCACGCTTATATAAAAAAATTCGGGCGTTCGCCTCTAAGGGACTAGGAACTATGTAATACTAATAAAGACGAATTACTCTTATTAGTTTACAACTAGTGGTCTTACTAAGTGATTAACAAACAACTCACTTATGCCACTAAGTATAGCGATTAAAGACGATTA